AAAGCGCAACAAAGGTCAGCTAATCTTCATTCGCGCACTCTACATCCTCTATAATTTCGGAACTGTGTTCGCCTACAACGAAAATAAGGACACGACACAGTTCGGAACCTTCAAAAAGTCGATTTACACCGACGTTCCGGTCGTAAATCGCAACAATTTCTGTCCAAACTGCGGTCAGATGCTCGGTTCTGAGCAATTCGACTTGCCGTCTGCGCCGGCAACTCCCCCAAACCCCTCGATGATGGGTCAAGAGAGCTTTGGACCCGCTCCCGCTCAAGTCGAGCCTCCTCAAATGGGTCCAGAAACTGTTCAGCCGCCGAACGGTTCTCAGGTTTGCCCAAATTGCGGCATTGAAGCTCCCCCAGACTTCGAGGACTACGAAGAAATCATTTCTCGCATCACAGGAACGACTGAAGAGCCGAAATCTCATGAAAGCATCGAAGTTTTCTCGGCACTTCATGTCAAGGTGCCTCATTGGTGCACTTCGCAGACTCAGATTCCTCTACTCACGCTCGAAACTGAGGAGCACACCGCATACCTCAAAGAAGTCTATCCTGAGGCAGGTGAAAAGGTCACGCCAACTGGTGATGACACCACGGGCGATAGGATGGGTCGCCGCAATGCGGATTACCGAGGCGAAACTCCCCGTGATCTCTCCACCTTCCGTCGTAGTTGGATACGACCCTGGGCCTTCAACGCTCTCGGAAGCCCAGATGATGTGGCTTATCTCAAGAGCCTCTACCCGAGCGGGGTCTACGTCGCCAGAATCGAGGATCTCGTCGTTGAGGCGCTCGAAGACCGGCTGGATGATCACTGGACCATCACAATCGACCCGACCTCAAGTCATCTTCATGCAGACCCCCTTGCACAGTCCCTAGTGCCGGTCCAGGACATCACGAACGAACTGACGAACCTTACTCTCGAAACGATTGAGTTTGGTATCCCCGAAACTTTCTATGAGTCAGACGCCCTCGACGCCGAGCAATACAAAAAGTCCGAAGCCAGACCGGGGATGCTTTATCCCGCAAAGAGTCGGCCTCAGATGGGTCTTGACTCCTCGTTCCATACCATCAAAGCGTCAGCCCTCTCCCAGGAAGTTGATACGTTTGCTGACCGAATGACGCAGGCTGGTCAGTTCGTCAGTGGCGCCTTCCCGACGATTTGGGGTGGTGCGATGGAGGGCGGTGGTGGGACTGCCAAAGAATATGAGTCGTCCCGTGCGATGGCTCTCCAGCGTCTGAACCTCTCGTGGATAAACATCAAGACATGGTGGTCGGAGCTGATGAGCAAGAGCGTCAGAAGCTTCGCCGTCAACATGAAGGATGACGAGAGATACGTTCAAAAGAAGGGAAGCTCCTTCATCAACGTCTGGATTCGTCGGGCTGAGATGAATGGGAAGGTGGGTCAGGTCGAGGCTGATATCAACGAGGCATTCCCGATCTCGTGGGCGCAGAAGCGTGACATTCTCATGGGACTCATCGCGATGAAGAATCCCATGATCGAGGCTGTGTTCCAGCACCCTGAGAACTCAGGAATCATTGCTGCGACGGTTGGCTTCCCTGATCTCTACATCCCTGGAGATGACGACCGCAACAAACAGCTGTATGAAATCTCCCAGCTCATCATGGCGCAGCCCACTCCGACGGGCATTGCTGGACCTGATGGGCAGGAAGTTCTACAGCCTACGATTCCGATTGCTCTGTGGGAGAACCATCCTGTCGAGGCTGAAACTTGTAAGGCTTGGCTCAAGTCTGAGGTTGGCCTCGATGCGAAGGAGACGAATCCCGCTGGCTACATGAACGTGGTGAGCCACATGCAGATGCATGATTATCAGGTTCAGATGGCTGCTCAAGCTGAAGCTGAGTCTGAAGAAGAAGGCGACGAGAACAAGCCGCCATCAAATGAAGGTGGAGAATAATGCCAACTTATGTGCTCCCACTCGGTGTGATCACTACCCTGCTCGCAGGGATAGTCTACGCGCTCCCGGCCAAAAGATGCCTGCTCTTTTGTTCAGCGGGCGCTCCGGCACTTGCTATGTCGAATGACCCGGCATTTGCAACCACTATCGCAGTGGTCCTCACAAACGGTCAGATGGAAGTTGCAGGGGGATTCATCAAGGCAACCGCGGATACCCCCGTCGTCGTGAAACCGCACTAAGGAGTTGTATGCCGAAAGATCTCTTACTCCTCTATAGTCCCGATGACTCCCCAGGAACAGGGGAAGGCTCTGATGACGGGACAGAGGGAACTGAAGCCGATGGTGATGCTACGGACGATACTGAAGGCTCTGAGGAAACCTTCGACGAAGCTCCTGCCGAAGAAGAAGCCGAAGATGACACAGAACCTGAAGAAGAAGGAGAAAAGAGCGAGGACGAAGAGGAGACTGAAAAGGAAGAAGAATCTGAAGAAGACAAAGAAGTCTTTCAAGGTCGTCCTACCCTAACTGATGTCAAAGCGAAGTATCCGAAAATCTTCAAGGAGTTCCCGGAACTCCGTGAAGTCCTCTTTAGAGAGCAAAAGTTCTCAGAGGCTTTTGGAAGCGTCGAGGAAGCTCAAGAAGCTTCTTCAAAAGTTCAGAACTTCGATACGATAGAAGCAGCGCTCCTCGCGGGAGACAGCACTCCTATCATCGAACAACTCGGGCAGAATGCACCCGACGCGCTGGCCTCTATGGTGGAGAACTTCCTCCCACAGTTGGCCAAGAAGAGTCAGGATTTATACATCAAGGCGACGATTCCCGTTATCGAGCAGTTCCTCAGTGCTGGCTACGAACACGGGAAGTCGACGAACAACGCGAATCTGATGAGGTCGATGCAGCATGCTGCAAACTTCATCTTCGGCAAATTTGATATCCCAGACCCCTCGCGACGTGGGCAGCCTGCCGGTCCACATCCCGCTGAGCAGAAACTGGAACATGAGCGGCGGGTCTGGGCTCAGACAAGGTTCCAAGAGACGAGTCAAGAGGTCAGCCTCGAAATTGACCATGAACTTGAGGCTGAGATTCTCAAGGGACTCGACCCTGATAAGAAGATGTCTGAGAGACAGCGTTCGAGGCTGATTCGAGACATCAAAGACGAGATTGACGCAAATCTCTCAAAAGACGATGCTTTCCGTCGTCAGATGAGGGGTTTGTGGCAGCGAGCTTCGACTGCGAACTACCCGCGTGATCAGAGAGCCAGCATAAAATCCGCGTTCCTGGCGCGCGCTAAAGCTCTGGTCCCCGGAGTCCGAAGTCGTCTACGTGCGGAATGGTTTGGAGAAAAATCAATGAAGAAGACTGATTCGAAGGCCAACGGAAAAGAGTCTTCCCTGGGAAAGAAGCGCTTCAATCAGGAATCTGGGGGGTCTTCTTCAGGGAAAGCTACGAAACCCCCGTCGTCTCGTGATGTTGACTTCACGAAGACGAGCGACATGGACCTGATTGAGGGTCGGTTCACCCGGAGGAAGTAACATGGCACTTGCTGAAACTCAGGTCGTAGCGAACGAGCTGGAGAGAGTGGAACCCACTGTCCCCACGCTGTTCGATCGCGACTCGGTGTTCTATGCGAACATCGAAAAGCGCCCTGTCGAAAAGGTCTCGAACCGGGATATGCGTATCCCGCTCGAACTGCGCCCTGGCGGTCTGTTCGGTCACTACGACCCAGCAGGCGGCGACATGGGACGCGGTGAGGGACCGAGCTTCGACAAGGCTCTCATCAACACGGTCCACCTGAAGCATGCGGTGGAATGGCACAAGAAGGCGGAGTGGGCGACTGACGACGCTCGAAAGGCTGTCGTCAACACGTTCCGTCACCTTCTCGCGAAGTCGATGTCGGAGTTCCGTCGTCACGTGGACAGCCTCATGATGACCGCCGGGAACGGTGTCTTGGGCACCATCTCGGCAGTCTCCAACGCAGGTGGCTTCGACACGTATACGTTGAACACGGATGGCTTCGGTGCGCGTCTCATGCGCCACGGCCAGAAGGTCAACATCTACGCGGCGAACCTCTCTGCGCCGGTTCACTCGACGGGCGTGGAAACCCCCATCACCTACCTTGATCTGGAGAACAAACAGATCAAGGTCGCGACTGTCACCGGCGCGGCTCCGGGGCAGGTCGTTCTCCTGTCGGGTCTCTCAGGGGCGTCACCGACAAGTCTCCTCGGCGTCCCGTATCACATGAACAACGCCTCCACTGGGACGTGGCTTGGCTTGGATCGCGCAACGATCCCCGAGATTCGTTGCTCTCGTGTGAACGCAAACTCATCGCCACTCTCACTCCCGTTCCCCCGTCTTGCGGTAAACAAGATCGGGGACCGTGTGGGAATCGAGAATGGGATGAAGTTCCAGGCATGGATGCACCCGTGCCAACAGCAGGCTTACGAGGATCTGGGACAGCAGGTCTCAATCATCAACAAGACTGCGAAGCAGGAGGGACTCGACCTCTACTTCGATGTCCAGCAGCTTGCTGGCATCCCGATTCGCAAGTCCTACTCGTGGGACAAGCGTCGGATTGACCTCATCGTGAACGAGGCCTGGGGTCGTGCAGAAATGCATCCCGCGGGCTTCTACACGGAAGGTGGGCGGAAGATTTTCGAGCTGCGTGGCCTCTCTGGTGGTGTCGCGGCGGCCTCGATCTTCTACATCGTGTGCTCGTTCAACCTGTTCATGAAGAACCCGACCCAGGGTGTCTACATCGACAACTTGGCCGTCCCGAGCGGCTACTAGTCGAGCGTCATGACCGAGTTGGAGATAATCAACGAACGTCTGGCTCTCTACTACGGTAGTGAGCTAGACGGTCGTCCTCGTTTCCGAGTTTCCTGGACTTCCTCTCAAATCGAGAGGAGGTTCGGGGAATTTAACGAGTTTTACGGGTCCATCTTTCTACGGAAGACTATCGGGATACAGGATGTCCCGAAATACCCATACGATAAGGACAGATGGGTCATAGAACGGCTATTTTACATCCCGAATAAGGAGATTATCTCTGAAAAAGCGGGAAGTTACGAGCCAATCTACATCCTGAAGGATTCTGAGGGCCAGTTCCTCCCGCTCAACTGGAGAGCGGTCAGTTTGGTCGTTGATTTTGCCGAGGCAAAGCCTATGGGCATCAAATTGACCGATGCTGACTGGAAAGCGCAAGATGAGAAGATAAAAGAGAGCGAAGTTGCCTACTTCGAGGACGTTTTAGCGGACCAAGGCCGCTCTCCTCTGTTTGCATCCGAGAATAGTGCCTTTATAGACTCAACAAAGAGGTTTGCCGATGCCCGATAACGCAGCGACAGTTGTTTCGCTCGTCCCATTTCTCATCGACGAGTCGAAACCGGGGATGACTCCCTCACGTTTCTACATCGAGCCTGCTCCGAAGGGCTTGTTCTCGGCGCTTCTCGTGACTGGCTGTCGCCACGGAGTTTACCTGGATGAGTTCAGGCCGGTTCTCGTGGTGCCAACGTCGCCCGAGGAAGTAGCGGAGGCCATCTGCTACGATTATAAGAGAGGTCAGCTCGGTCTGGTTGTCGGCGAGGCTGAACCGGGCTTGTTCTGGGTGCCCGGAGACTTCCAGCACGTTGACAAGCACAAGGAACTCGTCGCGCGTCATCAGGCTGAGTTTCGAGACGCGCACGCGAAGCAGATCAACTGGTTCAAGTCGTGCGTGGCGCTCGCAGATGACGTGTGGAGCAAGTTCAAGCAGCGCTCGATGGTCTCCAAGATGCAGAAGATTGCAGCGATGGAGCTGAAACTCGAACGAGAGTGGCTCATCGACGCGGAAGTTACGGCTTCCATGAGCGAGTGCCCCGTATGCTTTGGCAAGGTGCATCCGAAGGCTCTCGTCTGCCGCTCCTGCAACGCGATTCTCAATGAAGAAGAATACAAAAAGCGGAAGTTTGCACAGGCGAGCTAACAATGGCTTACACTGCACAGGAACCCCTTACCGAGTGTAAGGTGCTGCTCAACGACCCATCTGGGACAATCTACCCAGATGACAAGGTGTTGCCGCTGATGCAGAAGGCATATCGCGAGCTTCAAACTCGGATGATGCTGAACAGTCTGCCAGTTCTGAAGGAGTCAGTTGCAGCGGTTCCGGTAGCAGCGGGTGTGACGCAGCTTGCGGACGGAGCTGGACTACCAGATAGTCTGGTCTATCCTACAGAACTGGCAGAGCGTGCTGCTGGGTCAACGGCTCTTTACTCTCCCATGACGGAAACCTTCTGGGAGAAAGAGACGAAACCTGGAAACACGCTGGGATTCTGGAGCTGGCGTGAAGAGGAGATTAAATTCGTGGGTGCTACGGTGCCCCGCGAAGTCAAGATTCGCTTCATGAAGGGGTTCCCGAGAATTACAGCTGTAGGGAGTGTGATTCTCGTCAACAACGCCGTGACGTTTCTTGCATCACGGACAGCGGCTCTCGCTGCTCTTACGCTCGGAGCAAATCCTCAAAGAGCGAATGCTCTAGGGGCTGATGCAGGTGGCGCTCTCGACGAACTTATCGGTATCCTGGCAAAGCGCCAACAGGGTATCGGTGTTAGGAGGGGCGTTAACAGATACCGTCGTTAGATAACTGAATCATTAGGTGGTGGAGGGTAAAAAATGATTCCTGGAAAAACTGCAAGGCTGTCCGAATCGACAGTCGTAGCGGCAGCTACGATTGAGGCAGCCACCGACATCGTCATAGCTACGGGTGCGGTAGCTATCAATACCATCATCCCCAAGGGGGTTGGTATCAGCCAGTGCCAGCAGCTCATCCTGTTCACGGCAGTTCCAGTCGTCCTCGGAACTTCGGGGAACATTCTCGTCGGCCTGACGACGGTTGCGAATCGTCCCACGATTCTCGTATGGGTGCGTTCGCTCGGAAAATGGTCTATCGTCTCAGGGCTGTAGCATGAGAGACCACGAACCCATCACGATTCGCCAGTTCCTCGGGACGTTTGACCGGGGAGAGGATGATTCTGTGCCACCGGGATACTTCAAGGATTCCCGGAATGTTCGTTTCTTGACGAACGCGGTAGAGACTCGTGAGGGGACTAGTGTCGACCTAGATAAGGATGGCATTCGTCGCATAGCCATCTACAAAAGGATAGGGGAAGCTCAGCGTTTACTGATTCTTGACATCGGTGGGAACCTTTGGGACTCGGTAAACATGGGTGCCCCTATCCTCTCTATCGTCGCGATGACAGACTTCTCAATGGAGACGATGTATAACCGCGCTTACATCACTCCACACAACGGCGTAACGGGACTGCCGGGAGAACGTGTCTATGTATATGAAGGTTCCGGACTGGCCCGTCCCGCGGGTGGAAACGCTCCAAGTGGTTTTACCTTGTCGTTGGCCGATTCTGCGGATTCGGGATTCTGTGAGCCGGGCACGCACGTCTTCGCTGTATGTAATGAGACCGTTAGTGGTTTTCTGTCTAAACCGGGTGGATTCTCTGCGTTCAGTCCAGTTGGTGAGAAAAAGGTAGACGTCTCCAACATCCAGCCCGGTCCCACTGGCACCGTAGCCAGAGTGTTGGTTGCCACCAAGATGATTGAGGATTATAAAGGTGACTACCAGAACCAAGAATACTTCTTCATCCCCGGTGGACGGATTACTGGAAACGTCACAACTACCGCTACCGTTTCCTTCTTCGACGCTGACCTCCAAGCATCAGCCGATTTTCTATTGGACCAACTTGGAGAAATTCCGGCTGGAGTGTGTATCCGAAACTATCGGGGACGCCTCTGTGTTGCTGGAGAAAATCTCAGCCCGGCCATTGTCAGAGTTTCAAACGTCGGTAGTCCAGAATCTCACGATGCAATTGAAGGCTACGTCACGGTTAATCCAGGAGATTCTGGAGGTGGAGTAACCAACCTCGCGACATACCGGACGCAGCTTATCTGCTTCAAAGACGAGCGCACCTATGTCACGATGGACAACGGTTTTAACGCGGCGTTCTGGAAAGTCGATGACATTGACCCCTCAATGGGGTGCTCATGCCACGCTCTCGGAAAGATTAGGGACTTTGGCGACGGGACAGAAGATAGACTTTTCGTTGCCAACCGACAGGGTCTCCAGCTCTTTAACGGCACATTCTCCGATGCCGTCATCAGCTTTGACATCGATACGCTGTGGGCGAAAATCAATAAGAGATACTTCCACACCATCGAAGTAGTGGTAGACCCGTATGCTTACCTGGTTTTTTGCGCAGTCCCACTGGATAGTGCCACTTCTCCTAGTCATCTGCTCGTGGGAGATTATCAGGAGGGTATGGACAAAATAAAGTGGACTACCTGGACATTCCCCACCTTCCCGACGACGGTCATCGTTGATCTGGATGAAGTGAAAAAAGAGGGACTGTTCAAGTTTGGTTCGCTTAACGGGAAGATTTACAAACTCGACCTGACGCGCACAGACGATAACAACGTCGCTATCAATTCGTATGTGCAGTTCGGTCATCTACCCCAAGAGGATGACGAGCGAGTCTGGCACTTTACCGGCACCCGCATCCGAGCAAAGGGAATTGGTGTTCTAGATATAATGGTGTCTGGTGAGGATGGAGTGCAAACTCAGTTTCCTCCCTCGCTGTTACTATCAGTCGCACCCGGTCGGGGACTGTTCAGGGGGTTCAATTTCGTCAACGAACGGGCAAGTGTAAAGTTTGGGGTGGATGGCTTCGGTGAGAAGTTCCGACTGACAAAATACTGTTTGTATGGGTCAGTCGAGTGGGAAACGAGACCTGAATAGATGGCTAATCAGGACATCACAACCCTCATAGCAGGGCTACAGATAGAGGACCCCAAACTCTATCAAGCTCTTATGCTATTGAACGAGCGGATGTTGACGGTCGAAAACGACCTCTTTCCACTCGTCCGGCAATCTGAGGACCAAGAGCTTGCTGATGTCCCACCAGTTGCTCCCACTGGATTCATCTACGAACTGACCCCGCTCACGGTCAGGATGAAGTGGAACCAGGTAGAGGGAGCACCTCGATACGAGATTCGTGAAGGCACGGAGTGGGATACTGGCTTCTTTGCTGTGAGGACAACTTCACAACAGGCTGACCTTCCCCCGATGCTTGAGGGCACTCACTACTTCATGTTGAAGAGTATATCCGCTGGTGGGTTATACTCTCTCGATATGACGACGCTTACCGTTGTGATTCCAGTCGGAGGAGCACCCTCGGTCACGGCGCAGGTTATTGATAACAACGTCCTGCTGAATTGGACAGTCCCGAGTAGCGCGTTTGCTATCGATTACTACATCCTCAGGCGGGGTGAGTCTGAGATTGGGCGGTTGAAGGGAAACTTTACCGTCTGGTTTGAGATGATTGGTGGGGTCTACACATACTCAGTTCAGGCGTTTGACGTAGCTGGAAATGCTGGTGGTATTGGTATCGTCAGCGCGACGCTTACAACACCACCCGACTTCATACTCGAAGCTGTGCGCGTGAGCACTCTCGGTGCTTATACAAGCGGTCCACCACACTACGTTTATCTTCAGCTACTTGCTTCATTTGGTGATGTGAACTATCAGTATGCACCTCGCCCTGGTTTTGAGGTAGCAGATCCACATTTCTATTTTGCGGAGTTGACAGTCTCATCAACTCTGTATCAGGTAGTTCGGATGCCAGGTCCGAAGCTGCTCTGTTGCTGGGCAATACAAGATTGGCAGACACATTTCACAAGTCGCTCATGGCTTGACCCAAAGGACCAAGTCGATGCAGGTTATCCTATCTATATCCAGCCAGGTGTGCTGACTGGGTATTATGAGGAAACCTACGACTACGGGGCTGTGTTTAACAATAACATTGTTACGGTTTCATGGACTGAACAACCACTGACCTCATATGGAATGACTACCGTTGTGAGGATGGCAGTGTCGTTAGATGGTGTGACTTACACCCCATATGTAGAAGGTGCCTCGCAGTTCTATGAGAGTATCCGTTTCATGAAGCTGAAACTGGAGTTTACTCTTGAGAACGACAAGGCTATCCATGAGGTGTTCCAACTCACAATTAGTTTGAGCGTCAAGAAAGAACTTGATTCAGGAATCGTGGATGCATTAGCTAGTGACTACTACGGAACGCAAGTCTTCTTCAACAAGGCGTTTAAGGATGTTGATTCGATAACGCTTGCCGTTGAATCGAAGGAACCAGTCACGGCAATTTACGACTTTCTTGACCAACCGAATCCGACCTATTTCAGAGTATTCGCTCTCGACTCCTCAGGAAATCGCGTCTCATATCCTATGAGTTGGAAGGCGAGGGGGATAATCTAATGTGGCAGCGATGGAACGGAACTACGAAAATCTTTGAGAAGTCAAGTGACAATGGAGTTGTCTGGACTCCCCTTGGACTTGATGCTTCTATCCTGACACAAGGTTCGATAACTCTTGCTGCTAGGATTGTTAACATAGCACTAGCGGGTGCAGTTCCGAATAACTACGTTTGTGATTTTCGTAATCTCACAACTGCTAGCGGTCAAAGTTTCGGCGTGTTTGTCATGGCTGGAACTACAGCGGATGATTCTTGTCTATTCCTTCGTAGTGCAGCAGGCTCTGATCTTTTCCGTGTAGATGGGCAGGGCTCAGTAATCATTGGTTCGGGCGTTGCACCTGCTGCGACTGGATATGGAGCTAGATTAGCTGCTGTATCAAATCGTAACTATCCGACTGCATTAGCTGCCGTTAACCAGGAAAATAGTGCATTCTCTTCTGCGGGCTTTATCTTTAGTGCGGCGGGTAACTCTTGGGTAAATTCTGAGGGGTCTCAAGTAAAAAATAATAATGCCTTAACGTGGGATTTGGATATGACAAATCCTCAAACAAAGATGACCTTAAGGGTAGATGGGTATCTCTTTGTATTTGGTGGCTACGCGATGAACACATGGCCCAGGACTGTCTCTGCTGCTAATGTTCAGACTGGTGATGGAGCACCTCTTTACCTCTCCACCTCATCATTACGTTTCAAAACTGATATTGAAACGATTGATCTTGATGTTGCTCGTGCGGTAATTCAGAAACTTCGCGGGATTACCTATCGGGGTAAGACTGAGAATGATAACAAGCGTCGATTTGCAGGTTTCGGCGCAGAGGAAGTCGCAGAGCTTGATCCAGTATTGGTAACATATGACAAAGATGGATTGCCTGACTATGTTACCTACGACCGAGTTCCGGCATACATTGTTCCTGTAGTCCAGGACCACGAATCTCGACTTGCTGCGCTTGAGCAGAGACTGGAAAAACGATGAACGAGCCAATTCAAACGAATCTCGAGGAGCTTCTCCTTCTCATCGGAGAGCGAGAGCTTATCAAATTCAAGCAGCAACAGCAGATTCAGGCACTCCTCAAGCAAATCAATGAGATGCAAGAGGAAATCGATCGGCTTCGTGGAACTGAGAGAGTTGTAGACTTGAGGCGCGAAAATGCCAAATAACTCAGCTTCTCAACAAGCACTCTCAGAAGACCTCACGTTTCGACGGAGAGTGAAAGATGCTCTCAGTATCGTAGCGTGGGAAGTCATCGAAGAGGACCCAACTACACCGGATCACAAAAAGCGTGTCGATTATGCACGGCATTCAGTGATTCCGAATCTCGAGACAGTTGCTGGTCAGACAGCAATGTGGCTAGTGAATCGAGTCAACGTTATCAACTTCGAGACGACTTACGATTTTGCCTCACGTGCAACAGTGAGTGCTGCTGGAGACCCTGACATTCAGGCTCAGATTCGTAGTGACTGGAACATCATGGCTGGCGTCGAAGATGTGCCTGAGGCACGATAATGGCTAATTGGTCAAATCCTACCATTACGACGCAGTATGACGTCTTTGTTAACGAGGCGAAAGACAGGGACGTTGATGCTATCACGTTGTGTCTGAACGCGCCGGTTGGAGGAGTTCCAGTCGGTGCCATTCAAATGGTGCGCCTGACTCCTGCGACTTATGCACTTCATGAATATAATGGTTTAGGATTTGCTCTCAAATATCTTGCTGTATCGGGTGGTGGAACTGGAACTGGCGACCCAGCCACAGCTCGTGGCAATCTTGGCATTGGCACGATGGGAGTTCAGAACTCGAACGCTGTTTCTATCTCAGGCGGAACCATCATGAATCTTACCGCCTTCACGATAAACTGCCCCATCATTTTCAATACTCATGCAGCTTGCGATATCGGAAGCAATGCAGCAAAGGCTAGGCGTGTTTATATCCATGAAGCACTCGTGATTCCATTTGGTGTCGATAGATACGCGACGAGCTAATGCCTAAAGTCACAGGCTCAATTTGGATTGAAGGCAATGACCTTCACTATGTCGATGGATCAGGGCAGGAGTGGTATTATCCTGCGATTAACTACATCGCTGCGCCTGCTGGAGCTTTAGTTGGCTCTATCTGGATTGAGGGAAATGATCTTCATTACATCAGTGAGGGTTTACTTGAGGTTATAGTCCTAGCAGTGAATCCAATCCCAAAGGTTGGTTCCATCTCCGGCTCGATGTGGATTGAGAACAATCTCGCGAGCTGGCTTGCGAACGGTAACAAGTATCAGGCCCATACTGACATAGCTCACATCGACGGCATCGGTGTCCCGCATAGCGATACTCATACAGACACACACGCTGACGGGCCTCATAGTGATACGCCGCACTCGGATGCTGCACATAACGACTGGCATGACGACTTCGCTCATCAGGACACTCACAGTGACGTGCCTCACGGTGACGTAGCCCATACTGACTGGCATGACGACACGGCGCATAGTGACACTCATACTGATACTCCTCATAGCGATACTCATGGTGATACCCCACATAGCGATTGGCATGAGGATGGTGCTTATAGTGCCAATGGCGTTGGGAATCATTTTGATGGTCATTATGACTATACAAACACAGACCCGACAAATCCAGGGCATCAGGATGCTCACTTCGACCACAACGACAGTGCGGGTGGCCCAACGCAACATTATGATATTCATTATGATGTTCACTCTGATGTGCATGATGATGTGCATACGGATACGCCTCCCGTAGTTGCACACACGGACCAGTCACACAACGACAATCATGGGGATGGTGCGCCCCATAGTGACTCGGGTCACTCTGATGCACACACTGACAGAGCTCATGAGGACGCGCATTACGACTTCGGTCATGGGGACTTAGCACATACTGACTCGGCTCATATCGATACCCATGACGACACGCACACGGACGTGCCAGCGACTCACACTGACGGCGCGCACACTGACTACCCTGTTTACGTAGGACCATAATGTCGATAGAATACTTGCCCGTTGGTATCGCTTGCAATCTTCAGTGCGGTTACTGTTATCAGGACCCCATGAGGAATGCTGGCAATATCAGCGTGCCCCGAGATTGGGAGCGGGCAAAGGTCCAACTTATGAGAGAGGGTTCGGACTTCGCACTTTTTGGCGGAGAACCTCTGCTCGCTCCCATTGAACATATCGAAGAGGTTCTCAAGTTTGGCTTGGAGCAGTTTGGACGTAACGGTATACAAACCAACGGCAGTCTCATCACTGACGAGCACATTGCTCTCTTTAAGCGATATCGCACTTACGTTGGCATTAGTGTGGATGGCCCTGGAGAGCTTAATGATGCTCGAAAGATGGGCAGCGAGACGGGAGTCGCGACGGCGAGAACAGAGTCAGCAATCGCAAAGCTCTGCGCAGCAGGACTCCCGCCAAGTCTGATTGTGACGCTTCACGATTGGAATGCCGGGACTGACCGGGCACTCGCTCACATGACGAACTGGATGCAGAAACTTCAAAAGATGGGCATCAAGTATGTCAACCTGCACACACTTGAGAAGGAAGCATGCCATAACGGACTGGAAATGTCGCAGGCTAAGACCATCGATGCCTTCGTTCATTTCTACGAGTTCTCGAAGGTGAGCAAGCTCGACATCATGCCATTCAACGACATAGCTCGGTTGTTGACTGAGCAGAATCCTCACGTCTCATGCGTCTGGAACAACTGCGACCCACTCACAACGGCAGCAGTGCGCGGCGTCGGTCCTGACGGAACGCAGAGCAACTGTGGGAGGACTAACAAGGATGGCATCAACTGGGTCAAAGCGGATACTCCTGGTAACGAGCGATTCTTGGTTCTACAACAGGTTCCACAGCAGTTCGGTGGATGCAAGGATTGTCGATACCTCAATCTTTGCAAGGGGCAGTGTCCTGGAACTGCCATCGATGGTGACTGGAGAAACCGAACCGCGGATTGTGAACTTTGGTATCACCTCTTCACAATCATCGAGAAAGATTTAGGAGCGCGCGTCCGTCATCAGGTATTTCAGGACGCAACTCATGATGCTTCGAGTCATGGCGATGCACAGCACGGAGACAGCCACGGAGACTCACATGGCGATGGTCACGGCGATGTCCCTCACGGTGACGGACACGGAGATTCAGACGAAAGAGGGATACCCGTCGTATGGAGAGACTAGACATTAACATCCCGGAGTTCATGAGAACTATCTGGGCAAGCCCAGTAGCTCGTGAGACTTGGGAGCCGCGCTTCCAGAGAATCTCCGGCGTCTGGGAGACGATTGAAAGATTTGCAGTGCTAGCTGGTGTAAAGCCCGCTGCTCTTCAAGTTGCAGGTCCAGAATACCTAGCTGAGTTGTCGAAGTGGGCACTCAGGGCAGGGCTAGTAGCAGTTCCACTGAGTCGACAGGCTAATGGTAATGGCTATCAGAATGCGTCGACAGCATACGTCGAGGGTCACCCGTGGAGCTACAGGGTAGTCGTGACAAGACCAGAGCTTGCCTCCCGCTTCATTAGTGCGTGGGAAGAGGGTGACGACCGGGCGATCGGGGAAATGCTTGGCTTCCCGGAGTGTTGTCGTGAATTCTACCAGTGGTCGTGGAAAGAACAAGGTTGGAGAGATGTTGCAATTACTTCCACTGTTGGCATGGAAGATTGTAAAACTCTGGATTTTCAACATCAACTCCAGGTCGTAGGAAACTATCAGAACAACGTCTTCCTGCGTCACTTAGGGCTGAGGATGGTGTCGCACCTTCCATGCTCGATGGTATGTCAAGAGTCGGTGAAGGTAGCAGACGCGCTCGCCACAGTGACGCGCAAAGTGGAGATGATTGCAGAGATGCACTGGCTGAAGGAGATTCTAAGCTGGCCCTTCAAGTGGTCATCACTGCATGGTGTAGCCATCTTGACGACACCTGTTCTCAAGCTGGTCTACAACACTGATGCTCTCAGCGAGAGGGTGGAGATTTCGAAGGAAGGTTCTACATATCCAGCGGAGGGTGGTAGAGGCCCGTTTCCATTTCAGGAAACTGTTCAGTTGGTGAACGATTACACCGACAACGGTTTCAAAAGTCAAGAAGGCATGAATAACGCGCACGCTATGATCGTGGAGGCAGCACTAGCTCTGAAGATTCCTCCAGGGACACAAGTCCTTGATCTTGGTTGCGGCAATGGTCGACTTCTAGAGGCCATCAGTGATGTCTCGGGTGCAGTTCCAGTCGGGGTTGAGCTACATAAACCAGTCCATAAGAAGGCTGTTAAAAGGCTCGGTAGACACAATGGTGTTGTTCATCAGTGTGATATCTTTGACCATAGTTATTGGGCTGGTCATTATTATCTTGCTCTCATTGCAGTTAATCGACTCTTTGAAGCGCGCCCTGAGCAAGCCCGAGAACTCCTCAGAAGATTGAAAGTCCACTGTGACCACGTAATCTTCTACACATACGTTTCAGATGTGTGGACGGGTTACATTGGATTGACCAATGACTTTGTGTTGGAGAAGTTCCTAAGTGGTCAGAACTCATGCGCAGCCCTGATGCGTCCGATGAACCTAGAGGAATTCAAGGAGATTGTATGAAGAAACTCGCAGCATCTGTTCTGCTACTGTTCGCCATCGGGTGTGAATACAACACGACTGGTCCGACGGTAAACGTCACAAGCACGAACACGAACACGAATACGAACATTACTGACATCCATGACCTGACCAACTTCGCGCCGGTCGCGAATCCGACGGCTCCGTTACCCAACCCGACTACGGGTGGGACTGAGACGCCGCTCGGTATCCCGTCAGGTTCACAGGCTATCGCTCAGGCATTCGCGACGGCAAATCCTCTGCTCGTGACGAAATCCTGCGTGGCGCTTTATGGCGAAGCTGGCTGGCAGTTCATGGATGGGTTGGTCAAGACGCTACGCGCCAGCGACACCCGTTGGGGTTACGTCATCAAGTCCAATACTGGAACGATTTCCATGGACGTTATCGCATACCGAGCTACGTCTGATAATACCGGCGCGTGGGGCGTCGATGTCATCGTAGACCACTGTGGCAATTCATCATTCGCATGGAACGTGCTAGGTCTGGATGCGAATCTCCAGTGGTCCGGCACACGGTTCTAGATGATACTCAGGAGCTTCCGGGATGAGGACATTCCCGCTATCGACAAGATTTGGCGGGACCATCACAGTTCTGATTTTTCCGTCCCTGATCGACGGAATAAAATCGTGGATGCAGTGGTGGTGGAGAATGAGCAAATCATTGGCTATGGACAGGTTAAGCTGTTCGCTGAGGCCATGCTCATCCTCGACCTCTCTGCATCACGGAAACAGCGCGTAGAAGCAATCAAGCTCCTGATGGCTGAGGCCTTCAGAGGCTGTGACCAAGCTGGGATACACCAGGTATACGCTTTCATTAAAGATCCGGCGTTCGCTACTCTCATCTCCAAGCACTTTGGTTTTGAGATAGTTGACAAGGGCGAGTTACTCTTAAGAGAAGAGGTCTAACATGGGTGGCGGTGGCGAAAAGAAGAAAACCAACGCTATGATTGACACTCAGAATAAGCAGTCCACATCTGAGCACAATCAGTTCATGGGGGCTGTCAACACTGGTCTGAGTGGCGCGCAGAGCCGTGCCTCTGACATGTATGGGAGCCTCTACGGGGGTCTCAACAACTTCGTCGGCGGCGCTGGCGACTATGACGCCGCCAAGTATGGGAAGCTCAACGACTTCACCAGCGGTGGAGGTGGAGCGGGTGGAGATCCTGGTGGTGTTGGTGCTGCGGGTGCTGACCCACGCTTCGGTGAAGTAGAGGGTTCATACCGTAACTTCATGGGTGGTGGTGGAGTCAACACTGGCACCTTTGACAGACTTCAGGGCAATCTCGTAGAGCTTGGCGAGACTGGTGGGTGGGACGCTGGTCGCAAAGCCTCGATGGACCAGAACATCCAGGGCTTCAAGGACATCGCCAAGAGCGGTGGAGTTGACGCCGAGGGTCAGGCTCGTATGCGTGGTGGCGGTGTCTACGATGAGTTCGCCAAAACTGGTGGACTCAGCGACATGGACCGCTCCCGCATGCGCGCTAGGGGAAACTCCGGCATCCCCGCTTTCTACCAAGCTGCGCGTGATGAAGCTCAGCGCGGTGCGGCAGTTCAGGGTGGCTATGGCCCCGGACAGTCGGCGCTCCTCGGACGCATGGCTCGTGAGCAATCTGGTGCTGCCGCGACAGCTGCGAGGGATACCGAGTTGGGTATCTCAGATCAGGTGGCGAAGGGACGTCAGTGGGGTGCTGGTGGGATGGCAACCTCTGAGGGTGCCCTCCAGAATCTCATGTCGCAGAATCGGCTGGCTGGCTTGACAGGTGCATCGTCTACTGAAGCCAACATGCTCAACTCGATTGCACAGAACCGGACTGGTGCAGCGACAGGTGGTGCGGGCAATGAGATCGGCATGCAGGGCGTCATTCAGAAGGGCAAGATGTTTGGCACCCAGGGTCTGGAGGGCATGGCTGAGAGCGCGGCTGACAGAGCTGCCCGAGCTTCTGCTGCTTCGGGCGCTGCGAGTGCAATGACAGCCGCTCAGCAAGCTGCCAACGCGAAGTGGCAAGCTGAGTTTGACAGGGGTGGCCGTCAGTATGGCCTCGAGGGGATGCAGTCCCTATACGGTTCGCGTCCTGAAGAAGTCAAGATGTATCTTGATGAGAATCTGGCAGGTCGCGGACTCAACAATGACATCGGTGGTCGCTACGTCGATCAGCGCATGTCAAATAACCCCAAAACTGACTGGGTTGGTCTTGCGACAGGGTTGGCCGGTGCTGCTGGCGGTGCCCTGACAGGCGGCCTCGGATTTGGTGGTGGTGCCAAACAGCAGCCTCTCCCATCTCGTAGAGTTAGCTGGACGGGTCCCTCATAGGAGTTGAAGATGCCATACAGAAACCCGTTTGCTCAGGGAGCGTCACAGCCTACCTTCCGTAATCCGTTTACGGAGGATAGCATCTCCAGCATCCGACAGCGGCAAATTCTCACGCCGAGCTTTCAGGTGGATGACTACGAGCCACCTCAGAGGCAGGGACCATCGGAGTCTGACCAGTATTATGGTGCATACCAGGATATACTGAATCAGAAAACTCCCCATCTGGATGCCTGGAAGAACTATCTCCAGGAGACTCCAAAGATGGAGGATTACAAGCCGGGCGTCATGACGCGCATCGCGGCCGCATTATCCGGCGCGTCTGCTGGCATGCGAGATCCCTCATCCGGTGTGAAGGTTGCCAACGAGATCAACACTGGCAAGTATCGTAATGCTATTCAGGATTACGCTACTCGCGGTGCTGGCATGAAAGACCTGGCGTCGATGGAGGACACCGACAAAAATGAGAGGGTCAAAGCTCTCATGGCAGCGCGTGAGCATGGCCTGAAGTATCAGCAGTTCCTCGCTGACAAGGCCAACAAAGAGGCTACCGCTGCCTCTGGTGCGATGAGCGCGCGTGGTGGCCTCCTGCGTGGTGAGGCTGCTGTGACTGACGCAGCTACTCGTCAGGGAACTGCTGGCGGTCAGTGGGTTCCCCAGGAGGATGGTAGCATGCAGTGGATTACTCCCACTGGTGCTCCCAGGAGCGTTAGTGGCAAATCTGTGCAATCTGGTCAACTTGGCGTGTCCCGCACGAACGCTGCGACTGGTCAAGGTCAGCTCGGAGTAAGCCAAGCTAACTCTGACCGTGAGGGTGCTCGCTTCGGATGGGAGATTGCAGGATCTCCTGGCAAGGCTCCGACTGGAACCAATCTGGGTCCGAATGCTCAGAGGACTGCTAAAGAGCTAGCATACGACGAGTTTGCTACGATGCCCAAACTCAAGGGTCTCATGACAAATGCAAGCGGTTATTGGGCACCGAGACCTGATCTAACACCACAAGAGCAGGCAGTTATCGATAATGCTGTCAGGCTCAGAACTGGTGAAATACTTCGAGGTGGGGGATACTAATGCCTCAGCAAACTACTCCAACTCGACGAACGAGGTGGCAGGACTATGCCAGTCCTGATGTCGGTGCGCCTTCTGGTGGTGCTACTCCAGCTCCGAGACGCTCAGCGTTTCAGGACTACTACGACACTCTTAGTGAGCCTGTCGAACCCCCTGGTATGCTGGATAGCATCGGAGGGTTCGCGAAAGATAGCTACGACACCGTCACTGGGGGCGTCAAGAAGGGTTGGGACTACGCTGCGCCCGCAATAAAGCGTGGTCTAGGTGCTGTCAAGACCGGACTTGAGTCTGCCAATCAGTTCACTGACGAAGTCAAGGGTGGCGCTCAGGATGTAGTCAAGGGACTGGGCAAGTTTGCTGGTGAAGCGGTGCTGGGAACATTCAGCCCCGAATACAAGCAAATGATGATCATGCAGCAGGCTCAGCAAATGGGCCAGGACTACGACTACGTAGCCGACAAACCTACACTCGGTGGGAAGTTGTGGGCTGGTAGCGTTGTCGGTGGCGAGCAACTGTCAGGTATCCCGTTCCGTGACATTGGTTCTGACCTCGGTGAGGGGAATTACGGGCGCGCACTTGGCAAGCTCGGTATGTCTGCTGGCATTGGTCTGGCTACTCACCAAGGTGCGAAGGCTGGACGTTCAGCGGCTGCCGGTCGTAAATGGCTCGCAGAGCAGCCCAAAGGTGAGATGCATGGGCCATTCGCTCCCGAGTTCGGAACTCCTGGAGTTGAGGGTCCGAGACTCCCCGAGTTGGGCACAGACTTCGGAGTTCAGGGTCCACGTCTGCCTGAAGTCGGACTTGACCCACTAGCTCAGGGGCCACGACTTCCCACGTTTGGAGATAAGGGATTTCACGGTCCTGAGCAGGCGATATACGGGCCTGAACGACCGACTCCCAATATCCCAATTAACCCCAACTTTGACGCCATGAGAACGGAGGCTCTGCGTCGTCAGCGGATACCTATGGGAGTCGAGCCTACGATGGGTCCGCTACCCACGCCAGAGATTGTGAAGCCACTGCCCGTGCATGGCCCACAGATCCCGCTGCCTCCCGTTCAGGTTCCCCCGAGAATGGGACCACCCGTGGGAGATGTAGTTGCACCCCCGTCTGGACTGAGGGAAGCTCCCCGTGGGCAGATACCCCCAACACCTCCGTTCAGTCGATTTGGACCGGAGCCGTATCAGCCCCCTCCCCCATACGTTCCACCTGTGGTTGAGGCACCTCCCGTTGTGGAGGCTCCCGTCAAGCCCAAGGCTAAGGGGAGAGGTAAAAAGGCTGCTGCTGCAACTGAGGAGATTCCCCCAGAGGTCATGCCTATCGTTGATCAACTGAAGGCGTCCCTCGAAGCTCAGAAGGCCAAGAAAGCTGGTGCGCCTGTTGTTGAGGCTCCCGTCGTGGAAGCTCCTGTGACAGCACCAAAAGCAAAGCCTGGCCTATACTCGCAGCTGAATGACAAGAATCTGGCTTCGATGGTAGCTCGTGGAAACAAGGGCGCTATCGCAGAACAGAAGGCTCGACAGGCTGCGGCTGGGCTCGCGGTCGAAGCCCCGACTGTTGAGTCTCCAGTTGTCGAAGCACCCGTCACAGAAGCTCCCGTTACAGAACCAGCGGGGACTAAGACCATCAAGAGCAACAAGGCCATCGAGTCGGTCAAAACCAAGCTCATCGAGCAGGGCATCCCTGAGGATCTCGCGCAGGGAATGGTCGAAGTGTATGCGGAGGAGCTTGCAGCTGGGGCGCGTCCCAAAGTTGCAGTTCAGCGTATGTTCGAGCGCGCCAGACAATCTGGTCCAATCGGTAAGACTGGAGAGGTAGGACCGCGCCCTACCGAAGCTCCCTCGGCCAGCGCCGCTAAGGGAGCCGAAAAGAGGGCCGGTGGAGAGGCTGGCTTCCTGAACATCGGAGACATCATCCAGGCTGGCAAGGATATCAAGAACAAGATCACGAGCGTCGATTACGAGAAGCCTTCGCTCGGTCGAGGTTTCTCGAATGTCACAGGACTGCATCGAACTATCAATCCCCTATTCGATAGGGTGTTTGAGACATTCGTCAATCGGCGAAATGCGGCGCGCGTCTCGGAGGCTGCGAAGCGTCACGAGTTCAAGGATCTTGCTGCTGATGGATTGCAGGGCATCGACAATCTGCGGCAGGGTTCGACTGCTGGTAAGTATGCAGCCGCGCAAGCTAGTATCAAGGCTGCTGAGAAGATGCTCCTGAGAACTAAGAAGCAGGGTGTGAAGTTCAAAGAGGGTGCATTCGGGACTCTCTTTGAAGACCATCCTGATGTCACCGCTGCTGCACGTAAGCAGTTGAACATCAAGCCAGCTACCTCATTTGCTGGTATCGTGGAGAACTACCAGAAGGGAATCCAGCACGGTCTCACGCCTCGATACAAGAACGCGGCTGAGATGGTAGGCTGGTTCGAGCAGTATGCCCGTGGGCACGCAGCTACGAGAAACATGGGCAAGTTTTTGCTGGCTACCAAGAACTTGAAACCGAAGGGTAAGCAGCCACATGGATGGGAGCCTATTGACCCGAAGCATCTGGGAATCATGGGCATCGTGACCGACATAAGGACTAAGCAGCCTGGAGGATTCACAGTCCATTCGACTCGGGAGTATTTCGCTCCCCCGGAGATTGCTAAGTCCATCAATAACTACATGGGGAAGGGTGGGCGCGCTGGGAGGATTGCTGGTGGCGGCGTTGAACTGACGAAGAACATTGGCCTATCGGCTGGTGTTCCTGGAACTGGCATCAGCGGTCATGGCACCAATATCATGGCTCGGAGCGCCATCGGTGACCTCATGACCAAGCCAAAGAATGTCCTGAGAACTGCCGGATGGATGCTCAAGCCTGGTGGTTCTGAGGGTATGAGTTGGTTTGGTGCTGGTGCGCCAGCTAAACTCATCGAGAAGGTTGCCCCGTGGGAGTCAGCCAAGACGTTCTTCGAGAAGCATATCCACCGTGCTACTGAGGCTGCTGAAGATGGTCTGCTCGCAACTTCTGAGAGCCATGACCTGATCAAGCCCGGATCTAGCAAGCTCATCGCAGATATTGCTGGTAAGGATTGGAAGCCTCTCAGTAAGGGTGGGAAAGCGACAAAGAAGGGTCTCGATGCGGTGCTGGCAAAGCATGGGAAGTTCTTTGAAGACCCCCTGTTCCAGCGCATCGTGCCAGCTCTAAAGATCGGCGATTGGGCAGAGCTCAAAGCTGACCTGATGAAGCGTGGCATGAGCAAGACTGAGGCTGGTAGGACTGCGGCTCAGACTATCAACGCCAAATACGGTGGCATCAACTGGGAGGCTACGCAGCGATCGCGCAACCTGCAAAATGCTCTCAAGAGCTTCATCCTCGCCCCCGACTGGCTTGAGAGTCATCAGAAGATTGCAAAGGGAATGGGGCGCGCGTTACGTGACCCCAGCAATCCGAAGGGCAAAGCCTATCAGCGAATGGCTGCGAACATGGTGGCTCAGTATACTGCTGCAACTGTCGTGAACAAGCAGTTGTCGGGCCACTACATGCACGAGAACGACTCGGGTCACACGCTGCAAATTCAGGCTGGAAAAACGAATGGAAAGATTCGATGGGTTCCAGTCTTCGGGACGGCTGCTGACTTTGCACGGCTGCCTGTAGATGCTGCTTTGGGCATCGCAAAGGGTGACTTCTCACAGCCCCAAACGATGATCAAGAATAGGCTATCACCACCTGCATCAGCAGTCATGCACGGAATCTCAAACACTGATGCTTTTGGCGCGCCTATTCTCGGGCCTGACAAGTTTGGTCGTCCACAGTCTGGCGCTACTCAGTTAGGTCGATTGGGGAGGGAAGTCACCGAGCCATTCACGCCCCCGTATGTGAGGGGTCCAATGGACTTTGCTACGGGTAGGGCTGGAGTTGAGGAAGCGATTCTCGAGAGCATCGAGGGTCCGGTTCGATACTCCCGAGAATCTACACGTAAGAAGTCTAGGAGTCCGTCTCGTCCTCGACGACCTCAGCGATAGCAACGATATCGGTTTCGACCTTGATGGTGGAGTAGACTACCAATACTCCACCTTCATCAAAGCCAATCTTCTCGATATCACCCGCTGCTTCGTTGTCAGCATCAGCGACTACCTTCTTGAAACTATCAATGGGGTAGTCGCCAATCTCAGCCACAATCTTTCTCGTCATTTCCACTTTCATGTTGTTTCCTCCCGTTGTAGATTGTTGTAACGGGCTACAACTTCGGGGACCAAAGTGATGTAGTCCTCGATATAGCCCAAACCCCGTCCCGCGATTACCTGCTTCTGCTCGATTTTCACCGCACGCGCAACGACTAGCGTATCGACAATCACCTTCAGCTCATCAGCATTGAAGTGACCCCAGAACTTCTGCAACAACTTGGTTTTCGTCGTAGAATGCTCTGGATGCGCCAGTAAAAATCTCAGAATTACTGCTGTGCCTTCCTTCGATGGCGACTTGCCCTGCGCTCCGAGTGCTACCTTCCTCGCACCGGGCACAAACGACATGCACTTGCGTATCGCCTCTGCTACATCCCGTTCGTTTAACTCCAGACTACAATCTCTGGACAGTGATACGAGAGTGGCAACCTTGAGGACTGAATCACCGAGGCGCTCAAGCATCCCGGTGTCGTCATCATATGTCCCACTATCATACTCCCTATACCAGTCATTGTAAAGCTGTTTCGCTGTCTTTGACCATACGAACTCACCCTTAGTCTGCGATAGCACCTTTAGTTGCTTCGACAGACTTTCGATTGAGACTATACCTTCGGGTCTCTCAGTCAGCGGATTCGAGTTAGACTTCACGTCGGCATGGATTACGAATGTTCTTGCGATAAAGCCCCCACCTAGTGCGTTCTGCGGAATCACATCCTTGAAATGTGTTTCGTTAGACGCACCTAGTAACGTCAAATATGGAGACTTCAGACTTTGTATCCCTCCCCCCTTGGTTGCATAATCCCATGCCTTTTCGTAGTAGTTCCTGTCATAGAGGTCCGTCAGAATGGTCAATGCCGAGTCGTTCTGAATGATGAACGACGCGAACTCTGACGCTACCAACATCCCACGAGCGTCCAGGATTGGGGGACCACCGTTATTCTTCGTTTTCGCAGTGGACAGCTCATTGATGATCCCCTCAATCGTCGTTCTCCCGCTGAATATCCTGGTGCTATTTACCTCTTCAACTAACGCCTTAGCCAATGCTACTGGCGGCCCTTTTCTCAGCCCTGACCTACCGACTAACAACACGTAAATGTTGGGATAGAGTTTATAGTAGAACCTATCCAGATACACGTTGTTTGCTACGACGGCAGAGATTGCCGCGAGACCTGCCCAGTAGTAATACTCACGAGGACTCTCAGAACCCTCGGTTGATGCGAGCAGGGTTTCAATCCAGGTCACTTCATGGTTACTCCTTTAGTTTTTCTGCTCCGTAACATGTTGGGCAGAGTAGGTGCGCCTTCCCAACTGGAACCCCACAAAGAACGCACAGCCCAGATGGATTGATATTATCCATTAGGTCTAATATCTCTCGCATCTTGGGAGAATTGAGCGCCTTTTCGAGTTCCTCAGCTACGATATCAGATAGGTTCTTCATCATGCCACCTGTTTCAAGTCCAGGTCATTCAACTGCTTGTAGTTCTGACCGAACTTGGCCTCACAGGGGATGATTAACTCACCACGCGATAACGTGCAATGCCTGAAGTCGATGGGTGTCTCGAACTCCTCCTTAATAATTCTAGCGTGTGGTTCGATTAGGTGATTCGGCGTCATAAAGACTAGAGCATCGTGTGCTTCTAGTATGATGCGAATACCCGGAACTCTTCGCCGCAGATTTATCGCGGCCCGCCGAATGTGGTCGGGGATGGTTGACTGAGGTATCTGAGCATAAGCCTCGCGCCATAGCTCGTCTCCCCAATGGTCACAGAACTGTCTAACCCTGCCAAACGGATTGACGAGGGTGAGGTTGTTCTCTTGTAGAGCTTGGACGATTTCCTTGTGGAATACCTCTCGAATCCACGGTGAGAACTCGTGGAAAGTGTCCAGCATTTTCCCTGCCTTCCACTCGCTGACAGGACTAATGTCGATGTTGTATTTCTTGGCATCTGTGTTGATGATTTCCATGAGCCGACGTTTCCGCATGTCGTAGTTCCCCGCATGGCGGCATGTCTTACCGACGAACCGCATCTCCTTCGAGATTTGGTTCATGGGGAAGTTGAAGAGCCATGTGGAGGTCAGCTTATGGATGTCTGTCGTGTTGAACAGCCTAAGAGTTTCCTCAGAACGTCCCAACAGGGCTACGACGCGCGCCTCAGCCTGGGACAAGTCAAACTCCATAATGGAGTGCCCAGGTTCAGCGATGAACATCTTGCGAAGCTCTGCTCCCATCTCCCCATGTTTTGACATGGTTTGAAATGCAAGCCCCATTTTGAACGGTCTGACGGGTGCCTCTTGCTTCTTATTCGAGCTTCTACCTGTCTCCGTGCCGCAAATCTGGATGGACGTTCTCATACGCCCGTCGAAATCACACGCAGCCTTGATATACGTGCCGAGAGCCTTATGCCAGCCCCTCAATTTGAGGATGAGGTCGATAGCCCGCTTGTGCTCAGGCTTCTTACAGACGTTAGCCTGTAATGCAGTTAGGGTATCTTCGTCTGTGCTTGTTTTAATCCCTTCAGGAGTTCTTTTGCCTCTCGCGGGGAGAGCGAAATCCTTATAGAGTAAGAGCCCCACCTGCTTTGGAGAGTTTGGGTTAACGTCCCACCCAACGATTGCTTCAAGCTCACGTTTTGCATCAACAATTTTTTGTTCATAGTCTTTAATCAGCTCCTTACGTTTCTCCTCATCGACTGGGAATCCCTCATCCTCCATGTCCCTGTAAAGATCGTGAAGGGGCATGACATGGTCGAAGAAGAATGACTGACGCCAGTTGGGGAATCCGGGTGGGTTTATCTCCCCCATTGCCTCATACAGCTGCTCGTGAATCTCAAAGGCGACAACGGCGTCCTTCGCATTGTAGTAGAGCAACTGCTCGCAGGGAGACTTCTTGATGTTGAACTCTTTACCTTCGTCCTTATAGTATGGCTCGTCAGTGTAGATGGATGTGAGGAATGCCTGGCTACGTGGAAGCTCACAATGGAGGGTATGAGCCGCCATCATGTTGTCGAACCAGGTGTTCTTGACAACGATACCACACGCGCGCCGGAGTTTCTCATCGTCAAACTTGAAGTTCTGACCGATGACCTGAATGTCAGGCTGTCCTAAGAACTCCATCAACATCTGCCACATGTAATCAAACTCGTGGTCGGCTATTCCAGACTCCTTATTCTGGAGCGCCCAGATGTCCATGAGAGGAATCGACATAGCGTGCCATGTGTTAAATGACAACGCGATGCAGACGGGTATCGCAGCGAGAACCTCAATATCGACCGAGACTTTCTTGAGATGCTTGTATTTCTCAAGGAAGCGCCAGACATCCACCCTGCTTCTAGCGATTTCGAGCGTGCGAGGTGGTAGTCTGAACTCACGAAACTGCGATTGTGCTACAGCCCGCTTGATATCATTCAAGATATACAGGCGGGAGCTGTATGACAGCACCTTCTCCTCAGTGTCCCCCGATCGAAGTAAAGCGGCCGGATGGATAGTTGGGAGGACTTTATAGTCCCCTTGCATGGCGCGCAAAATGGAGCCACGCCAAGTGAGGATGCCCGAATACTTTCCCGATTTTTTGATGTAGGTTCCCATCCCCGTTAGAGCTTTGAGGGACAGGTTCCCGAGAGCTAGGATGCAGTTGGGCTTGAGCGCGTTTATCTCCTCCCATAACTGAACCATCCCTTCCTCGACGCTATGGCCGATCTGATCTAAGCGTCGAAGATCATTCTGCGGTGGCCTATACTTGACGACATTCGTCACATAGACCTCTCTGCGATGTGTCCCGGCCTCCTCAAGTAACTCATTTAACAAGTTACCAGACGGGCCTGCGAATGGGCGGAGGAGTTGATCCTCCACCGCACCCGGAGCTTCGCCAACCACCATCAGTTTGGCGCTTGGATTACCCTGACCTGGGACGTAGTTACTCATCCTCTTTGATTGAATGAATCACGTTCGCCAAAGTGTCAACGAAGTCGTTGAAGGTTTCCTTATCCTTCATCACGACGTGAATGTCTATCAGATTGTGGAACACGTTCTCCACTTCCTCAGAGCAGTAGATGAGGAGCTTGCCATGCGCGTAGGCGTAGCCCGTCTCGAAGTGCCGACCGCCTGTCCCGCCACGATGATGTGACTTGGGATTGTAGAGCACGAAGTAATGAGCCTCGTCGATGTCAACCAAGTCCTTCTCAGCTTCTTCGATGAGCTTTTCCGTCGTCCAGTTGAGGTCGAAGTCGTTGTCGAGCCAACGGGAAGTAACCATGATGCCGCGCGTGCCCAACTTCTCTCGAAGCATTCTTGCGGCCGACTGAAGCTTGGAGTCACACGCGAGGTAGACTGTAATCATTTACTCCCCCTTGAGCCTTTTGACAATCTTCTCATAACGTTCCCGCTCGCGTTCGATGAGGATGAACCGACGGCCTGTTTCAAGGCAAGCCGATCCGAGAACTCCACTTCCCGCAAACGGATCGAGAATAATGTTCTGTTTGTGCGAGCAGTCCTCGAGTATGTCCTTGACCAGGTCCACTGGCTTTTCGTTAGGATGGATAAGACTTGCTGGAGGAACTGCGGCGAAACTTTTGACGCCTGATAACCGGGTTGGCGAAGTAAGGACCGGAGTGCCTTTCGCTGCGACAATGATAAACTCGAAGTCGCGGTCATACTCCCAGCTTTTAACTCCACGACGAGAGAGGGAGCCGGTCTTTCGCCAGATGAGGGGGGTTTTTGCGACGGAGAACCCAATTTTCTCGAGTTCACCCTTGACGTGGAATGTTGAGCCATCTTCCTCGATTCTTTCCCAGCCTACGTAATGTGGATAGTCCTCCATCCCGACGAAGATGTAGGAGATGCTGTTGTATTTGAGGACGCGATACATTTCCTTGAACACCGGGAAGGTGCGCGCGTCTCGCTTGAGGGAGGGGTCGAAGAAGTTCAGCCACGGCGGGTCCGTGATAACGCCGTCAATCGAATGGTCAGGGAAGGTTGACAATACCGCAGTGGCGTCGCCCAGGTATATCTCGTTCGAATCAATCTTCTTCCGGTCAGTCGACTCAACTCTATCAAGCTCCCGCTGTGCTTCTTGTCGAACAAGCTTGATTGCAGTCTTTCTGTCTTTGATGGCTCGCAGTGCGGGGTTGTTTCGGACTGCTCGGGCAAGGTTGATGTTCTCCGAAACGAGTCCCAGCGCCGCTCCAAGCTCATCGGCTGTATCCCTGACTGACCATCCTTTTTTCTCGACATCTCTCTTAGGTCGTCCACTGGGAACAAAGCCATGTTCCTCCTGTCTGAGGATGTGCAGCTTCTCTGTGAGGAGCGCCTGCTCATCCCATGGCAAATTGAAACGCTTGAGATTCTCGTGGCAACGGAGGATGTGCGCCTGCTTCTCTGAGACATCCTCGATGACGGCTTCAATCTCAGTCCACCCGATGAGTTGGGCCGCGCGGACCCGCTTCTCACCGAAGTTGAGGACGTAAGAACCGTTCACCGAACGAACGGATATCGGTTGTAGCTGTCCCTGCTCCTTCATGGATGCAGCAATCTCAGTGAGCTGGTCCGCGACGCGCTCAGCTATCTCATCCTCTGTCGAGGGGAGCGTGATTTCTGTGATTTTTATCTTCATCAAAACCATCCCGTATCCGGGTCGCAGACTCGCAGTCTGTCCAGATCCTTGTAGTATTCGTTGCGGTCTTTCCTCTTGCACTTGGCTGTGCAGTATCCATCTGATCTGAGGGATGACGAAGAATGCTTGCTCATGTCCATGAGCTTCTTACAGAACTTGCAGTATTTCTTTTTCTCCATCACAACCTCGTAAAACTTGGGGGTGAATCTCTCAACCCACCCCCAAGACCTTACTCCTCGTCGTCCTTATCTTCGTCGTCGTCTTCGTCCTCGTCGTCGTCCTCGTCAGCCTCACCTGTGAGAGCGGCGTCGAGTTCTTCGAGTTCCTTGTCGAGGTCAGCGCGTTCCTTGTCCTGCTGTTCCTCGATATCCTTCGGGTCGATCATCTTCTCGTTCATGATTACTCCTACTGTCAATTAGTGGCCCCCCGTATTGCGCCACACGGGAAGGGGGGCCGTGCAACCCGCGACAGTTCACCTCCTCAAGAGGCTAGTGGCGAACCGAACTGTCTAGCCCAGGCCTTCGACGGGAATCGACGAGGGAGCCGCACCCGAGTCACCCGACAGGGCAGTCGGCGCCCAATCGTTGATCTTGTTCGTGGGCCGACCCTGATACTTGTCGGTCACGACCTCGATGCGGACGGACTTCCCGCGGATGGTCTCGAAGTCGAAGTCCGAGCCTTCCTCTTCCGTCACCTTCCCCCCGAAGGCCTTGATGATGGGGACCGCGAGACCGGGAGCCTTCTCGGACACCCAAGTCTTGAAGGGAACGCCATCAGCGTCTCCCTCGTTGCCGAGCAGGTCGATGACGATGTTCTTGGACTGTCCGTCCTTGGAATCCTCGAGGGCGACCTTCGTCACCGTCGCGAGATACCAACCGGGGCGCACCGTCTTGGAGCGCTTGACGTCCTGCGGAGTAACCTGAAAACGCATACCCATTTCTTACCTACCTTCAAGTGATGGCACATAGTGCCGTTATGACCCCGATGCCTTTTATATCAGCGGGGGTATTACCCGTTACACCAGCTTTCTGATTGCCTCTCTTTCTTCGTTGGCCGCTGTTTGAGCTTCCCTCGCAGACGCCGCCTCTTGGAGCTTGATGCGATGCTCTGCGAGGTATTTCTGCACTTCCTGGAAGCCATTCTTCATCGTGACATCGAACGACACGGGAAGTGGAAGTGCAGTCTTGGCGAACTGGTCCCCCGTTGTCTGCGTATGAACGATACGCTGGCGCGTTCCAGCGGAGTCATTCGCAGCGCGAGTTTCCAGATGCCAAATCTCGTTGAAGTAGCTTGGTGCCATCGCAGCCGTCTTAGCACCGTAGGCTGCAATCGACGATGACTTCGAGACTTTCATGCTGTTGCCACTCCCGCTTGTCTCAAGTTTGGGGAGCGGGTGAGCGGTCCAAATCACATGGCATGGCAGAACTTTGGACACATCCAACGTCTGCGTAACCAGTGTTGTCTCACCCTTATACTCGTCGAAGTCGGGGACAACCAAGCCGCCCTTGGACTTCAGCGGATTCTTGTTGGCTTGTGCTGATGCGGAGCGCACATCCAACTGGAACGTCACGCATGTGACTGAGAACGAGGTGAAGCTATCCAGAACCACCGTCGCATATGGGCAGTAGTCCTGAAGCGCGTTGAACTCGTCAGCGAACTGGATCAAGTCCTTGATGTGGACGGGCTGGCCGTTGGCATCCTTGAACTTGGTCTCCCTTGCGCCATAGATATCGTATTCAATATCCGTTCGCTTGGGGAAGAATAACTTGAGCACGTCAAGTTTCGAGCCGTCGAACATGAAGAACTTGACAGGGCCGGGGAAACTGCCAGCGAGCACAGTCTTCCCGACTCCGTTATCGCCCTTCAGCATGAGCATGAGGCGTCCACCTAGCACGATGTCACTTGTCCTTGGCACGATACTCCTCTGCCACTTCGCGCTCGACCTTCGTCAGTTCCCCGCCCCATCCACTGAAGCAGAAGACTGGCTCCCTACCTGTGAGCTTACGATAGGCTTCCACGACAGCCTCTCGCATGGGCCGGTCTGAACCATCTGGCAAGTCGGCGACCTCATCAATCTTGCACGTCCAGATTTTCTGTTTCATTTGTCCCCCACAACAACCTGAGCCTTGAGAAGTTCGACGGTGTTCTGGAACGCGCGCTCCAGCAACTCCGGCGAGGGTTCGAGCTTGTATACGGTTCCCGAACGTCCCATGCCAGCCATGACGCAATCGACGATGAGGTCGAGCACGTCGATGAGGTTCACGTCCTTCGGGATGCCGTCCGCCTGGAACAGGTGGTGACGATTGAGCATGCGATGTGCATCCCACCACGTTGTCTGGGTGAACCCAGTCACGAAGTCCCGATGGAATCCGTCGATGTCCGACAGTTTGTCGAAGTCATGACGACCTGCTGCGCGCACGATTTCCGCTGCGAAGAACGCGAGTCCCTGATGAACGTCGCCGAGATGCTGGAGTGAGCTTGCGAGAAGCTGGTTCCTTGTCACCTTGGTGTAGTCGCACGTTCTTGTGTCCGCTGTCTGACTCTTCTGAATGTAAATCATCCCTTGTCTCCTTCTTCGGGTAGCACTCTTTACAGATGAAAACTGACCAGCCTCCTCGTTTGTCCTTCCTCTTTCCACACTCCCGACAGGTTCCACCCTGCGCTCGATACCATATTACGCGCAGGAGGCGCACTATGTCCTCATCGTGGAGGTATGTCCTCTGGATGGAGTAGATGATGCCATCGACGGCGCTGGGCAATTTAGGCTTTGGTATGCGCAGCTGCCTGTCTTCAAGCTCACCGAAGTTCTTGTCACCGAATCGAAGCTTCAGAAGAGATCCCTCCCAAGAATCTCATCGAGCCTGTCCTCGATAGACATGACCTTCTGCTGTTCCTTCGCTCCGTCGTCCTTCGTGTCACTATACTTCCGAGACCTGCAATTGTTGCAGACAGGCTTCGCAAGGTAAGTTGCCTTGTAGGACATCTGGAACGGAGCCGTGCAGTTCCAGCAGATTGACTGGTTGCCAACCACCATCTCCCGCGAGACATGATGGGTGCAACCTTCAATCTGGCACTTGAAGATGAAGTATGGCTCCTCTCCACTCTTGCGAATGTTGAAGCGCCGATACTGGTGAATGTGAGTCGCTTTTCTCCTCTTAGCCATTTATGTTTCCTTCGCAGCATCCCGAGTATGGGGACTCCACGGTTCTCCGACGTAAAAGTTGGTCATCAATTTGAATTCGCGCACCTCGGGGATGGCTTCGCAGACCTTCTGGAATATGCATCCCGAGTATTTGTCGCACGATGTAAAGTTCGGCGGGAAGTATCCCGTGTCGATGTAGTTGACGAGCACCCGAGTCCAGTAGATTGCCTGCTCTTTCCATTCCTCGATGATGGGTGAGTTGTAGGAGAGCATTACCCTCTGGAACCTCTCTTGTTCCCCGAGCGTTTTCTGGAAGCCGATGCGATTGACGATGAAGTTGCTCGAATCGGTTGCCCATGCGTATCCCATGAACTGATTGGACAGCTTGCTGGGAGTTGATCGCCTTGACGCAGTTTTATGGTCAGTAACAAAGATTCCATGTGGGGTCTTAGTGATGAGATCAATGACTCCCTCATACAGAACCCGCAGACCTTCTTTGCCTTCGACATCTTCTCTCTCATAGAGCACCTTGGAGAACGGTCTCTCTATCTCAAGCGGCTCCCAGCCATCGCTCTGATACCACAGCGCGTATGACTTGAACTGCTTGATGTTCTCGTCAACCGTGGACTCGTTCAGGTCCATGTCAACTGATGCACGGCGCGCAATCTCCACGGCCTCGTTGACCGTATCGTAGGGCTTGTGCCCATCCTTGCGCCCCTGGTAGTAGTGCGCCAACATGCGGTGCATGAGGTCGCCCTTCTCCAGAGCTTCAGCCTTCTCTGTCGGTCTCCAGTTCTGTAGGAACTCCAATCTGACCTTCCTTGGGCATGAGCACAAGGTGTTCAGAATCTGGGAGTCCAATGCTATGGTTCTCATTCTGCCTCCCAATCAACCTGAATGAACTCCTCATCGCGGTCTACGCTTGAGAGCGGCATGAGCGACGAGTTGGCAATCAGGCTAACCTGAAACTGCGTAGCCGTCGCGAGTGACTCTCGCAACTTCTGAGTGAACGTCTCGGTGTGCCCGTTCAGCACGCTGCGGTCACGAGTTAGTAGGCCGATGAAGTCTCGAACGGTAACAATCAATGTATGCTTCACCACTGCGGGTGGATGTTGAACGTGCTTCATGTCTCCTCAGTTTACACAGATGGGAAAGTGCGCCAATGACGCAGTTAAAAAATCTTCACAGTCTTGTAGGGTTCCTTCATTTGCGAGGAACTCATTCAAACGAGAATCCCACGGCTCAACCGTGAACTCATCCTTCTTCAGTCGCTCCGGTAGATGTGGCGAGTCAGCAAGATCAAAGAATGCTTTAATCTGACTGTCGCGCACAAACTGGTAGACACCCAGGCCATGACAGCACTCGGAGATTTTATGGAAGTGCGCCTTGCCGTGGGCCACACCCATAAATACCCCGTATTTGTTATGCCTGACCTGCTGCATACTACCTCGTCGAGAGAGTTGACTTCTCAGCCTTCGGGAGCACCGTATAGTGCAGTCCCTTGTGCTCGTTCCACTCCTTCACGACGCCCTTCTGACCGAAGCATCCCGCTGGAGTGCAGTTGAAGAAGAACCGCGCATAGTTCCCGATGACTGCAAAGTTCTCCTCGTCAGCATGCGCGCACGCCTTAAAGAAGTCTCCCTCGATGATGGCACGCAGGAAGTCTCCAACTGGCCATCCGTTACGGACGTAGTTGATGATGCTGCCGTGCATGTAGCCGGGAATCTGATACTTCTCAAGATCCTCGGTGAGCTTGTCGATCGGGTAGTCCTTACGATGGTCACTCATCTTCGTCGTCCTCCTCGTTTAACCGGCGTGCCCGCAGTTGTTACAGACGTTACCGTCCCACTTGTTGCCGCAGCCTGGACAATCATTTCCTCTTGCTGCTCTAACACCCTTTCTTGGTGCTTGAGGTCGAGCGACCTGGATATCGGGATGCTCGGCCCTCCAGTATTTGCTGGAGATTTCTCCGCAGACGGTGAGAAACTTCTCAGGAGACGCTGCAAGGACGATTGCGATATCATTCTCCTTCCATCCCTTCTTCTCAGCGTATCGGCGAATCCACCAACCTCTTGGGAGTCTCTTGACTTCCTCGAATCTCCCGCAGCAAACATGGCCCGAGATGCCCAAGCTCAGGTCCGGGAGCTTCCCAGTTGCATACTTCTCTGAGTATGCCGATTCGGGGTAGACCGTGATAGTCCACCCCGATTCGTGACAGCCAGTGCAACACGCGCCCACCTGGAAGTCGGCGCAGTCCATGTGCCAAGGTTCCCCGCTCATGTCCTCACCCGCACGGCTTCACAGGGACAGCGTTCGCACGTATGAGGGAGCACGTATGAGAAGAACCGCGAGATTGTCAGCTGGTTCCTCGTCTCATACTCACCGCAGTCATGGCATAGAATCCTGATTGACTCAGGCCTATGCTTCCGCTTGGTGCTACTCGCGACCTTCTTCTCGAACACGAGTTGTTTTCTTCCCTTCTTCATATCCAAATCTGCTCCCTGTCGGTGTCTTGGCGTTGTAGATACGCTCCACGATGGCTTCCTGCTTCTCACTCAGCGTTCGTCCCGCTTTGTGCTGAAGTATGATGGAGCGGATGAACTCCTCCTCCCACTCTGTGAGGTTGAGTCCGTGATCCTGGATGCACTGGATCTGATGCTTGACGATGTTATCGCTCATGAAATCCCTTCACAATCTTCTTCACGTCAGCCTGGACACCTTCGGAGCAAGTGGAGAGGCGCACCCACTCACCCCTGCTGCTCTTGTAGATGGCATCCCCGGGGGCATTCTCAGTAGCAGCCTTTGACTGTTCCCCTTCGATATAGTATGGAAGGCTGCTCATGATGATGCCCCACGCTTTGATGTAGATGTAGTCGCTCGGTTTCATTTTGGTCTCGAAGTTGTTAAGGCAGTCTGAGCACTTGTCGCAGACATCCCCATGTGACTGATCGAATGCCCAACAATCACATGGGTTACCACAGCCGCAACAGAAGTGAATCATTAAGTGTTCACTCGCTGAACAGTTTCAGCACCCGGTCCTTCATCCCTCGGAGGCGCTCAGTTTCCTTCCGAACCTTCGGGAGATGCTCCTGAACGAGCTTCATCGCAGCGATGGCGTCGCTGATGAGCACATCCAACTGCTCGAAGTCGTCGTTGACGTTCCGCGTGGGAATGTGATGCGTCTTTCCACCCGTCTTGGAGAGCTTCCCGATTGCCTGAGCGATTGAGTTCTTCGAGGTCTGGATGCCTTCGCCCTTGGCGAGCTTGAACAGGCGCTCAGCTTCCTTCGAGATGGTGCCGCGCTCCTTGTAGCTCTTGGCGCTGTCGAACTTCCGTGCAATGAAGTCCTTGAGAACTCCAGCTCCCACTCTATCCTTTGAATTAACCACTACTGTCTCCTCGATTGCCGATTCACTCGGCTTTTCCTCAGTTACGATTGGCGTAGATGCGATGAAAGCTTCCGTCTCCCGCTCTAATTCTTGTTTCGGCGCCTCGATAGCGTCGGTCTGCAAGAACTCGGACAACAACTCTTTGATTTCCCGAGTTTTGAGCATCGGAAACTTGATGGCGCGCAGCGAGTTAGCCGCGACACCAAGTTTCCGAGCCGTGGCATGCGATACCCATCGGTTATACATGATAACCTTGACGTTCGTGGGCACCTCACGCCGTCCGATTGCATCATCATGGTCATCCCAGATCAGTATCTGGGGATGATTGGCGATGGGATCGGGAAGCTCAGCCATCCCGCCACCCACGATGAGTAGCTTCCCGCCTGTCTTGAGTAGCCCTGCTACTAGTTGTGGTGTGCTCATCATTTCAAGCCTTCGTGCTGGTAGTATCTCTGGTAATGCGCGAGAGCGGCGATGAAGCACTGATTCGCCATCTTGTGCCATCCCATCGACTTGAATCGCAGCCACTCTCCGATTAGAAAGTCAAAAGTTTTATCAACTTCCAACATCACAGCCCTCTCTTTTTCTCCCACCTATAGATTGCGCTATCGATTCGACCGATGTTAGCGATGAACAACCCGATGAGCGCGAATGCCGTCGGGATGGCGAGAATCATGAGGCAGTTATGCGCCATGACTCCCCAGAACCTCAACCTTCGTCGCCTCGTGGTAGCCCTTCCGAGCCTTGTTGATGGCATCCCCCTCAGACCTAGCCACGACAGTTACCGTGACCTCGTTTCCGTTGGGAAACCACATCTTGACGATGTAATACATTACTCGTCCTCTCCGACGATAGCCTTGAACTCCTCGGGGAGCAGGCCGGTGAGCAGGAACTCCCTCTCATCGGGGCTGAGGAAGTAGAAGGCGTCCTGGATGAACATGCCCCGCATCTGCCACTGGAACCATGCAGTGCTCAGGTCGTGAATCTCTGCCTTGACGACCATGAAGCTCTTCTCGGTCGCATCCCTATTCAGGAGCGCGATGCGAGTTTCCACGTCGCTGATCTCAGTCAGCTTATACAGCTGGCCGAAACGGTTCTGTCTGCTGATGTTCACCTTCACTTCTTGCCGCCCTTCTTCGCTTCTTCGATGACTTCCGCGAGCCTTCGATCGTTCGCTTCGTTTCCTCGTGCGAGGCGCTCCGCGAGGTTCTTCGCTTCGGTCTGGGCGAACTCCACGATGCTGATGAGGTCGGCCATCGTGAACTGGTAAGCGATATCACGGGAGTTGAACCAGAACTCGGTTCCCTCGATCTCGATGGCTCCAACGTGCGGACCCTCATCGAGTTCTCCGTCGATAATGTCGTAATACCCTCTGTCCGCTTCAATGAACTTCAGCATCATCTGTCTCCTTTTGAGAAGCTTCATGCCTCTCTTTCAACTCTCCACTATGAGGGCTGAAAGAGAGGCACCGGGATAATACCCGATGCCCCTATACTCTCACCGAATACGGTTTGAGCGACCTTTGGTAAAGAGGATATCAGCGAGTTCCTTCATGAGACTCTGCTGCTCCCAGTGAACACTCTTACCATCGAGAGTCTGCTGCATGATGCTGCGCTTCTTCTCGACCAGCTCAGTGAGCCACTCATCGATGGTGCCAATTGCGATGAGGTAGGCGGCGGTTATCACGCCACCCAACGAGCGCTTGATTTCAGTTCCAGGCCGTGGGAATCTCGCTTCAGCCTGCTCCTCGTTAGCCGGGTTCCACTGGCGCTCCAGTATCAGACAGTCTGAGCAAAACTGGAGGTTCAGTCCTTCGCCAGCCGCCAGAGTTGAAGCCACCATCACACGGCACTCAGGCGAACGGAACTTCTCAACTTGCCGGGCGCGCTCCTCGACAGGCATGTCTGAAGTAATCTCAGCCGCCGAGCCAAAGCCGCCATCTTCGAGGGTCTTATTGAGCTTGGCGATAACGGCCGCACCCACCCTCTTGTGATGCACGAAGATCGTGAGCTTCCGCGTTGTGCTGAGCAAGAACTCCTCGGCGTAATCAACGGCGGCCTGTGACTTCGCAATGCCCGTGATGTGGCGCATCTTAGCGAAGTAGCCCAGGATGTTCGTGCTCTCCCCGAAGTCCGGCTCCTCTTCGAGACCCTCGTAGTATTTGCAGAACTCCTTCACCACCTCGTTGTATGCTTCAGCGAGTCCCTCTTCCATCTCCACCTTGCGGAACTGCCGAAAAATCGGTGGAAGATCAGGGAGCACTTCTTCTCGGAGGTATCTGAAGATCCAGTCCTTCGTCTTCGCCTCGAATGCCTTCGGGTATTTCAGGCCGTATGCTTTGTAGCCATCAAACACCACGTCGTCTCGAAGGAACTTCGCCTCGCTCGGGAACTGAGTAGGATTGACGAAGTTCAAGATGCTGAAGTATTCGCCAGCATTGTTCTTGATTGGCGTGCCGCTCAAACCACGGCGGTATGGCACCTTCGAGAACATCTTGCGGATAGCCATTGTTCGCTGGCTCGTGGAGTTCTTAATCATCTGGCACTCATCGATGGTGACAGACTTGAACTGCGCGATTTCCGCCTCGGTCCACTTCAAGTTTCGCACCATGTCGATGGACACGATGACAACCTTGAAGATTTTCGTATAGGGCTTCTCGCTCGATGTGTAGATGACCTGCGATGGCAAGCCAGCCCATCTCGCTACCTCGCCCAGCCACTGGAGTCTGAGCCCGCTCTTGACGATGTAGAGAGCGGGAAGCATCTTGGCCTTGTTTCGCAGGAGAACGGCCAAATCGCAGACCGTTTTGCCGAGACCCATCTCGTGCGCGATGATGGCCGAGCCACCAGCAGCTTCCACCATCTCCACCGTCTTAATCTGGTAGTCGAAAAGCTGGCGACCATCTTCTGAGATGATTTCCTCAGGCGACGGCGGTGCCAGAGCGTTACGGATGATGGTATGTCCGCATGCGAGCTTGATGAAGAGCTCGTTGATGACGCGAGTTGACCGCTCCTGCATCGCAGGCTTCCCACAATGTGGGCACTTCAGTTTGATAATCGTGCTGCTCATTAGCGCACCACCTTCACAACCTGAAAGTGGGAGGCTGGCGCGAGGCACAGACCCTGCTGAGCGGGAGCGTAGATTTGCCAGAACGTCTGTTTAGGCGCCCAGGGTCGCGTGGTCGGGTCTCCGATGCCGAGCACGAGATCGTTCTTCTCATACCAGCACGAGGCGCGCACACAGTAACGCCGAGTAGCCATGAGCACGTATACCTTTGCGGCCCGATCGAGCACGCGCTGGTATTGCGGATACTTATCCGCCAGGTCTTTCTTATACAGAGCTTCGAGCATCGCGTAGTCAGTCATTTAGTCAGTCCTCTATCAGAAGGTTATTCAGTGATGATGAAGTTGATGAGAAGGTCGGCATATTCAATAGCCGCCTTTACCTTGCGTTCCTTCGGTGTCTCCGATGAGTTAGGTCTGGCGTTGATGGGAGTCTCAAGCATCTGGCCGAGCAAGTAAGTTGCCACAGCCAGACGCACGAGGGGCTTATCCGATGAGTCGATGGAGAAAGTGTTCACGGTTCGAACTATTTCCTGAAGCGCGCGATTACTTCGGAGATGTTGGCCGGAACTTCGATTCCCTCTTCTTTGAGGTTCTCGATGATGACCGCATCCTTGAACTTCAGGCCGCAGAAAGTCTTCACGATCTGTTCGAGCTTCGTGAGTGCTTCCTTTTTCTTCGCGGGAGCCTTGTGAGCTTTGGGCTTGCCCTTGAGAGTGTAGAACTCGGTGTCCTTATCCCTCAGGAGCTTCAATTCGGCGGGAGTCGCATGCTGGAGCTTGTCCTGATAGACTTTCTTCAGGCCCAGGTCTTGAATCTTGAAGCGACGAACCATGCGATTGAGAAGATGGCGACGAGCCATGATCTTTTCGAGGCTCATGGGCGCGCCAGCTTCCACAGATGCGTTGAACACCTGCGCGTATTCATCATCAGGCTCCTCAGTGTAGGAGCCAGCATCGGGGAGCGTCTCAGCTTTGGACGCCCATTCGAGAAGCTCTTTCACATCGAGGCCCGAGTTGAAATCGTTGAGCTTCGGAGCGATGATGGAGCTGGGTTCTTCGGGGTTGACCACGTGAGCGAGAGGCTCGGGGATGGGGAGCGTCAGGCGCTCGTTGACCGGCTTCATATAGTTCGGGCCGCTGATCGCCACGCGCGCACGAGCATTCGCTGCTTCCATATCGGCGATACGCTGCTGAAGTTTGGCGGCCTTCAGAGCTTCGTATTCAGCCCGCTCCTCATCAGTGAGAGGCTGGCCGATGCTGTTCAGTTGTGAAGCAGGCACCATATCCAAGCCGGGGATGTTGGCGGGATTGGGGATCGAGGCGTCGCGCACGAAGCCTAGCATCTCATCGAGAGTGAAATCTTTTTCTTTGCTCATAAATCAGTTCCTATCAGGGAATGGTTATCGGACGAACGGAACGAGGCGACCACGCATATCGACGATTACGAGATTCTTCCTCGTATGCCGATGGTCATCTTCAGGCTGAGCGTTGATATACGCGATACAGGCTTCGAGGCTTCCCTTGAAATTGTGCCCACGCGCACCCGGCCCACGAGTGCCATGCACATACTGACCGCGCCAAATCACGAGACAGTCGCCTATTTCTTCCCTCGCGATTGGGCTTACGAGATCCTTGAAGATGTCCATTAGTGCTTCACCATATCGCGAGATGAGGCAATAATCTGCATCTCCATCGTGAGCGACCAGATGATGATGGCCGTCATACGCGGGCTGATGTGGAGCTTGTAGCACATCTCGATGGTTCGAGCGGTGGAGCGCGCAACATCAGTTGGCTCGTATTCCAGGACTAGCTCAGGATATTCGAGCTTCTCCAGTTCCTCTAGCACACTATCGACAAATCTCATGAGAATCACCTCTAAAGTTGCCCGGCACCGTTCAGATGCCGGGCGTATAAACTACCGAGCGTTGATTTCGTCCTGCGCGACCTTGATGATGCGCTCGATGCTTCCCAGCTTGCGGCCCGCCTCATGCGCGGCTTCAATCTGAGAGTTGGCGCGTTCGATCGTGATAGCGCCCTGATTGAAGTGGTTCAGCGCCATTTCGACGTATGCGCTGAATGAATCTCCGAAACTGTCGGCGCGCTCGATGGTTTCGCGCACAACGCCTGCTCGTATGCTGATGTTCAGCGAGATTTCCTGGTCGTCACGATTCTCAATTGGCATTTACACTCTCCGTATAGCTATCAGGCTACTGTGGACGCCTCGTATGCGGTAACTTCGTATACGTGGGCGTATGGCTTGCGCCAGCACTCAGCTTACCACGAAACCGTTCACCAGGTCAAGCCCTGCTAAACTACTGCAAACAAAGGACTTGCGGCACCGTGTCTCAAAATGGGACACTTCCCCTAGTCTCAGGCTTCGCATACGTAGCTCACCGTATACGCTCGAGATTTCCGTATAAATGAGCAAATATATGTGAATATGTATGCACCGTCGTGAATAGTATTCATGTTTCTGCGGTTTCATGCCAGGTTATTGCATAAAATATGTTGGGTTTTACTACATTATACATCCGTGAACACTTCGAGAATGGACAGTGAACAGTTAGGTGTATTGAAAGTAGACGGTTTTTGTGGGGGGCTGCAAAATAAAGCATGTCGAAAGTATGTGGTATTTAACTTATACGCATGTGAAAAGCATGTGCTTTTTATGGTGCCTGGAAAGTGTTCACGCCAATGTTTATAGGGTGAAAAAAGTGTTCACGGCGAAGCCGGGGAGTCTCTCTCCCTATATGGGTAGGGCTGTTTCCGCATGTTATACATTTGTATATACATTTCCGTATAGTTCTTGTTTGTAAAAAATAAAAAAAATTATAAAAAAACAAAACATACGGAAGAAATTGTCCTAAAAAGGAGACACTTGGGGTCTGGCATAGGGGGACCGGATAGGGAGAGGGATACCCCATACAGGCGTGAACACTTTTAAGTTGTTATAAACAAAAGGCTTACAGGTTTCCCTTATAGTAAAAAGCACATACAGGAGACATCGATTTCACATCCCATATCGTAAAAAGCACATAAGTTGGGTTTTCGTATACGGAAGCGTGAACAGTTTTAAAAGCGTTCATTGCGCGCGTGGGCTGGAACGGCCAGAAGTGCGGGACCAGGTAGCAAAACGCGAATGAACGGTTTTAAGGTGCCTCGAACAGTTTTCTAGGCGAATACCTAGGGACATATACGGCAAAACCCTTATACGTAGGGGTTAAATATACGGCGTCTCCCGCTCATGTCCCCCGCTTATATTAGGCTTCGCATGCGCGGCGACCCTCAGAAATAGGCCTATTTATACGTGGTTTTTGGGGCGCGGCCCGTGGGAGTGCCTGGAACGAGAACATTAGCGTTTTTGCGCCTGTTTTTGCACCGTTTCCCAGTTGACAGACGGGCCGCGCTATGAGACAATTCTTGTGTCGCCGGGGAATCCTCTTCGGCGCATGCGGAAACCGACAGTGGAGAGAGACACTTATATGAGTGAACAGACAGTGGAACAGAACGTGGAGCAGGTCGAAAAGACTGCCGTGGACCCGAAAGCCGTGGTCTATCTGGCGGCGACCGATGAGCGCATCGAAGAGAAGTTGCGCGCCTCCGTGGAGTCCGGCGATATCCGGGCGTCTATCGATACGGTAGACGTCAAGGTATCGGGAACCGGCGACACGAAGAAAACCGTATCAGGCGAATACGTCCGATACGAGGCACTCACAACGGCCGGTCAGCTTGCGCTCATGGATGGCGTATACGAGTTGCACGAAACCAAGCCGTCGTGCATGGGACGGTTCAACTATGCGGAGGATCTCTACCGTCGTGGTCTGGTCCGCACGGCCCTGCTGAAAAAGGCGGAGGGTCCAGAGAAAGCGATCGAACGTGGGATCAAGGGTCTTATGGCGGCTGGCTTCTCGGAAGCCAAAGCCATCAAGACGGTTCTCGCGGGACTCATCGAAGAGGGAGAGCTTCCGGCGGATTACGTCTACAGCAAGTAGGCGCATACGGGGCCGGTCCTATGATGGGACCGGCCCACTTCAAACCCCTGATAGGAGTTACGAGCATGAAAGCATACGAGTTAGTTGACGGTCCCTCAGAGCAAGTCACCATTTCCCCTGCCGAGTCGCGCGGTATGCGCGTTCGCGCGTCCTACTCTTTTCCTGCCGGATACGCGGGCGATATCCATACGGTAGCGCGGGATATCGCGTCCGGTTCCCTCATGTCGGCGGCCGTTATTGAGACTGCCGTTATCACTGAGACTCGGCAGATTGTCATTCAGCGCATGCGGCAGGTGAGCAAGTGAGTCCGTTTCTGGCGGACCTGCCACAAGCCGAGAAGCATGCAGCACTCAAGGCTATCGTGACACTCTGCGCGGCTGACATTCCGTATGAAGTGGCTGAGCGTATGGTGTGCCGTCAACTGTTCGAGGATCGCATGCTGGCACTCGAACGCATGGCACTAAGCATGCGGCGCGTCGTGCGCGGCTGACCTGCCACTAATCGACCTGGACTAAGCCCGGCCCGTATGCCGGGCTTTTTTACGCATGCGCCAGCATGTATTGACATCAATACAAGTAGACATCCTAACTTGTATTGACAACCATACAACTCCATACATGTATTGACATCAATACAACCAGACCGCATACCCCCCACCAGTATATTTACGGGTCCCATGCGGTAACCCGGGGAGGGCGAAGCACTTATAAAGCCTGCGCCTGTCAACATTTGAAAAACGTAAAGCTCCGTATAAGTGAAAAATCGGGGGGTGCCGTGAACGCTTCCATCCAGCGTGAACACTTAAAATCATTAGGAAAAACGATGAAAATAGTTCTTGACATTAAGTGTTCGATCGATTACGCTTTAAAGGCTTTCGCCGAACTTTTTTATAAACGAACCCGTTATGTTTATCTCAGAAACTGAGAGCACATCTCGCCTCGATAAGTCGAAAGACTTGTGGTCTATCAGAGATCGGCGCTCTGCGCCATCGAAACCGGCTTCGCCGATTCCTTCAGATGGAAACGGGTCCCCTATTTCAGAGGCACCCACGCAACCTGTCGAAAAAGAAGAGGAAACTGTCGAAGCCTCACCAAAGCTGGACGCCGACGCGCTCAAAGCCCTGGACGATATCCTCATCCCACCATCTCCCCGCGGACGACCGAAGGGTCAGCATAACAGGTCCGACAATCTACGAGCCACAATAGGAGTGGCTTCAAAAGTTCTCGGTGGCCGCGCCACAGACCAGCTCTTTGATGCTGGCGCGCAAATGCCCTACGCCTACGCTCAGGGGAAAGTCAGCGTGGGTGGAGAGGTAAAAGAGGATTTGGTCCTGGAAGTTAAGGACCAACAGGATGCCATCCGCAATCTCGCTTTCAATCGTCTCGTCAAAACGCTAGGTTTGATGGACGATGAGAAACTTGAGGCGGTAACTGACGTTACGAAGCTCGCTAGAGTTGGTCGGGACCTCTCATCTATCGTAGATAAGGTGACGCCTAAAGCTGAGAACAATACTCAGTCGGTCCACTTCCACGTCTTTCGGCCAGAAGCCAGGCCGGAGCAATCATACGAAGTCATCGACTTGGTGCCGACGAAGTTGGCTTCACAGCATCAGTTAGACGCGCACGACCAATGATTTGAGTCCCTCGGATGAAAAGGATGGAAGGCTTGCCCCGAGCTAACTATCTGATGGGACATTCGGGGGGCTCAAAACATTTCAGAGCGTGAACAGTTAAAGGAGATAGCATGCCAGGAACACCAAGAACCATCACAGGAGAAGGGCTGGTCAGGAAGCTTGTCGGCATCGGCTTCGCCATCATCAAGCTCGACGACGAGGACGGGAAGCGTGGAGAATGCAAGGCGTTTGCAGGAGACCACGTATGCGAAGTCACCACCAAGCGACCGGCGAAGTATGGTGACAAGGAGTTCGACATCCTGAAGGCAGAGTTGGACCCTCCGGGAGAACAGGTCGAAGTCACTCGTATCTGTCGCTTCGTTCTCACTCCCGATGCGGCGGAATCCCTCGGAGTCACCCTCGAAACTGCGACGGGCGTCGATTCTGCTGGAGTCTGGACTCCTGAAGGCTCCGAAGCTCCGCTGACTCTCGCTGACATGACCGGCGTCGTCGCATCACCAACCACTGCATGGGTCGACGGTCAGCACGTCGTCCTCGGTGACGGTTCATCCGCATACTGGGATGGAACCGCATGGGTGGCTGGCGTTGCTCCAGGAGAAGCACCAGTCGTGGCAACCGGAGCGACGGCGGGTTCCCCCGGAACATTCACTCCATCGGGAGCAACTGCACCAGCAGACCTCGCAGGTCTGGCGAGCGTTGTCGCGACCCCTCCCACTCCGTGGACAACCGGACAGCACGTCATCCTCGGAGATGCGAGTCACGCATCGTGGAACGGGACCGCATGGGTGGCTGGTGATGGTGTCGCCGTCGGGACACTCGGTGCCCAGTCTGCGAAGGAGAAGGTCTACGAGTCGGGCAAGTCGAAGATTCTCCAGACGAAGTGACGAACTAACGAACTGACGGTGGAGACGGTGCGAAGGTTCCGTCTCCACGTTCCCTGAGAGGACACATGACAGATACGGAATACATCGTCGAGAAGGACACGACGGTCAGCTTCACCATCCAGGATGGTCCCATAAAGGAAGTCGGCGTCAATGGGGTGCAGATTGACGAAGTCATTCGATGGGCCAAGGTGAAGATCGAGGGCTTCAACGCCAACTTCCCATGTCGTGAGAACTCGATGTGCATCACGAAACTTGATGAGGCTCTCCTGTGGCTTCTCAAGAGGAAGCTGGACCGAGAGGCGAGGGGCGTCGAAGGACTGAACAAAGTCTGAACAAGGAGCAGGGATGCGAAACTATCACGTAGTGTTAGCGAGCGGAGCGGAACGAAACATCAAGGCGAAGTCCATCGCTGTCGAGGAATCGGGCGCGCTCACATTCTGGAGTGAAGCGAGTCTCGAAGGCACCGAGAGCGAGAGTGGAATCGTCGTCGCTTACGCGCCCGGCGTCTGGGTGGCTGTCGAAGTGGAACGACAGGATGACAAGGGCTACGGTGACAATAGCCCAGAGCGTCCGAAGCCAGTCAGGAAGTAGATGGCTCTAGAAGTAGTCTCGAGAGCACTGAAAATCTGGAAGCCCAACCCTCGTCAGGTTGACTTCATTCAGATTCCTTTCAGTGTTTTCGAGGCACTTTACGGAGGGGCGGCTGGAGGTGGGAAGTCTGAGCTCTTGCTCATGCTTCCCATCATTTACGGGTTTCATGAGATATCTGGCTTCAGAGGCATACTGTTTAGGAGGACGTTCCCTCAACTTGAGGAGTCTCTGATACCACGAAGCAGGGAGTTCTACAAACATCTCGGCGCAACATACAACGACACGAAGCATCTCTGGACGTTTCCATCGGGGGCAGTCATAAACTTCTCATATCTCGACAAAGACCAGGATGCGCGCGACCACGACACGGCTGAGTATCATTACTGCGGATTCGACGAACTAACGGCATTCACCTCGTTCATGTATACATACCTGACTTCGCGTGTCAGGTCAACATTAACAGGGGTGCCAGCAATTATCCGAGGCGCAACGAACCCAGGTAACATCGGACATGTTTGGGTGCGTGACAGGTTCGTAGCACCGGCCCGTGATGGGAACGTGATTCTTTATGACAGCATAGCAAGAAGTAAAAGGATCTTCATTCCAGCCAAGCTGACGGATAACCCGCAGCTGATGGAGAAGGACCCCACCTATATCTACCGTCTACGTCTACTGCCAATCGCAGAGCAGAAGGCTAAGATCGAAGGAGATTGGTGGACATTTTCAGGGCAGGTATTTGACCAGTATCGAGAGCAGCCATACCCAGACGAGCCAGCGACCGCGTCTCACGTTGTCGAGGACTTCGAGCCGCCTGCCTGGTGGCCACGTATTATCGCAGCTGACTGGGGATATGCTGCTCACACATGGGTCGGATGGGCCGCAATCAGTCCGGACTCACGCTGTTTTATTTATCGCGAATACTGCCGTAATCGAGAGGACGTATCTGTCTGGGGAGCCAACATACGGCGTGCTTCTCAGTATGAGCTGACTTCGATAGCGGCAAAGGTTGTTGACCCGTCAGCTAATCAGAAACGCGGGGTTAAATCGGTATATGAACAGCTGATAGAAGCGACGGGATGGTCGGATTGGGAACTCGCGGACAACGACCGCATCGGTGGGAAGATTCTGGTTCATGAGTTCCTGAGGTGGAAGCCACGGCCTCCGATGTATGTCCCGAAGGACGGCTTCTCTCACGAGACTTTCCAATGGGTGCTTCGGAATCGCGGGTCGGCTGCTGCTCAAGAATACTACGATTTGTTTCAGCCTGAGCCCCCGGAAACGAAAACTATTCCGAGGCTTCAGATTACTCGGAGTTGTCAGGAACTCAGGCGCACAATTCCACTGTGCGTATACAAGGAGCGTGACGGACATCAGACGGAGGACGTCGCCGAGTGGAATGGCACCGAAGAACATCCTGGCGATGACCCGTATGATGGTCTCCGATACTTGCTGAAGGCAGTTGACAGGTTTACGAGAGGCGTCAAGAAAGAGTTTGCGAAGCGTACCGAGCTAGCTCAGATACATGAGAAGCTAGCACAGACCGGCGACCAGAATACCTTCTATCGACAGATGGCTCGCTACGAAGGGAACCAAAATACGAACCCTGGCATCTGGAGAGGAAGGAAGCGTGGGCGTCATTTCGTGGCTGGAAGGTCTTACGTCGCGACCCATAACCGTTGAGTCGTTTGTTAAGGCTCTCCAGAGTCAGAACGAAGAACTTCGGAAAGAGCTAGGCGAGGAGATTGAACGTAAGACTTCAGCTATCGCGCGTCTCATCGATAGCTTGGAGCAAATCAAGTATCTCAGAGGTCAGATCGAGCTTTACCAAAAGCGGCTTGGTATTGTGATACCTGAGCGGGTAGAGGGTGCTGAGAAAGTGATGGAACCCATCGCTCGAAAGAGGGAACCATTTCATGCCGCAGCACAGAGAATCGAGACTGAGAGAACGAAGAAATACTGGGAGGCGCGCGCAGCTAAGGCTGCTGACGCTGTGACCAGTGAGACGAGTCCGGTAACGGAGGATAAATGATCTCGATGCTGTTATTGATGTTAGCTGTCGTGTGCTTCGCTATCAGCACGTGGACGCCCGCTACTCAACCTCACTGGCATCGTCTCGTTGCGGCGGGTCTCGCAGCGTGGGCACTTGCTCAGTTGCTCTCACAGGTTATCAAGTAAATGGGCGAAGTTCCAGTTCTCGAAGAAGAGCTTCCGATGGAACCCCTGGATACTGACTTCCAGGAGATTCCTCCCGAAGAAGCTCTGGCTCCCGTAACTCCTGAGAAGCCACTAGAAATGTGGGAGACTCGGGAGGGTCGCTTACTCAACACGCTCATCGAGCAGCTTGAGTTGGGGGAGGATACTGTCCGAGAACTGATGGTGAAAGTCTGGAGGAAGATGGAGAACTACTGGCGCGATCGCCAGTATATCATCTGGGATGAGTTCTCAGGTGATTGGCGGACTCCTGACGAGATGAGAGAGCTAGACAGTTCCCTCGAAATCGATCCAGCGTCATACGCGAAGATTGTCAACGTCTACAAAGCTCATGGGCAGGCTATAATCTCGGCGCTGTCAGCCGGATTGCCCTATGTCCGCTTCTTCCCCGATGACGCAGACTCCCAGGACGACGTTTTCACGGCAAAATCCTACTCGAAACTCGCTGAGCTGATTCAAAAGCGCAACAAAGGTCAGCTAATCTTCATTCGCGCACTCTACATCCTCTATAATTTCGGAACTGTGTTCGCCTACAACGAAAATAAGGACACGACACAGTTCGGAACCTTCAAAAAGTCGATTTATACCGACACTCCGGTCGTAAATCGCAACAATTTCTGTCCAAATTGCGGTCAGATGCT